AACACCTTCCAGTCTACTTTTTCTGGTGCAACAGCTATGACATCAGCATTAACGATGAATGTGTCTGATATTGGTGCGGATTGTTTCAACTCTGCATTTTCGAATTGCTCGTCCCTCGTTGATGTCAGTGGATTGAAGATGACGCTGGGAACTTTGCCAAACAAGGCATTTTATTACGCTTTCGCCAACTGTTCAAGTCTTGTATTACCACCACCTATTACTTTTACTTCGTTGGACACAACGAAAGAGCAACATTGTTATAGAATGTTTGATTCATGCACTTCGCTCACGTCCTCTTTCACCCTCATGCCTGCAACACTGGCCACTGCTTGCTATCAGCGAATGTTTTACGGGTGCTCATCCCTCAACTACGTCAAGTGTTTAGCCACCGACATATCAGCCACCAACTGCCTTGCAAACTGGCTCTACAACGTCTCTCCCACAGGCACATTCATCCAAGCCGAGGGAGTCACCTGGCCCCGAGGTATAAACGGTATTCCTACGGGGTGGGTAGATGTAGAGAAGAGGACAATGCCTACTGGGTATAAGCAAGTAGAGAGCATTACCCCGACTATAGGCTCATATTTCCAATTAACGGCTTATGCTATGGACAATCACTATAGCATTGAGATAGGTTATAGAGGCTCTTCTGAAGAGATAGCGGATGCAACGCACCAACATCAATTTGCCGGATATAATCTAACAGATGGTGCGAATCTGAAACAGATGTGTGGTTTTATATATATGCGGCAGAATACTGGAGCACAGGTATGGGCACAAAGGAATGCTGGAGTATATACCAATCCGAATACTGGTCAACAGTCAATTAATAGCGGTTCTCTTACTTCTACTTTTACATTGGATACTAAGCCGCATACTTTCGTTTACCTTCCAGATAGTAGTGCGGAATCAATAAAGTTTATTATTGACGGAACTGTAGTGCAAACCAGTGATAAGACTTATTATGATAAGGCGAATCAAAACCCAATTTCTACTGGAGCACCATACAAGTTGTATAAAATCACAAGCCTATATTCACTTCAGCGAGGAACAACATATTACTTGAAAGGCTATGCGAGTGACAACACCACATTGGTTACTGATTGCGTGCCTTGTATTAGGACATCCGACAATAAAGTTGGGTTGTATGATTTTGTAGAAAGCACCTTTGAGGAAGGAACTGGCACCTTCACAGCAGGCGAAGAAATTTAAACCCCATAACCCCAAACAATCATGCGACAAGAAATGAAATACAAAGGATATAATTATGAAACAGTTTATTAAAGACATAATAAAGGATGAAAGCAACAGGAAGAAACACTTTATAGGTGGTATTTTCTGTGGCTTGGTATTTACAATCTTGTTTGCTGCTGGTGTAGCCTCTGGAATGGAATTTAAGGACTACTATGGTGGCGGCAAATGGGATTGGAGAGATTGGTTCAGCACTGTTTTGGGGGGTATTATTGGAAACCTTGTAGGTGCTTTATGGATATGGGCATTTTTTAATTTGTAAATATATGGAGAATATGGAAGAATATTGGGAAGACAGAATAAAGGATTACGACGAAACACCTGAAGGAAAGATAACAGGATGTTTAGATAAAGTTATCACTTGCTTTGGTATAGGATTTGTGATAATGTTTCTTGTTACTTGTTGCTAAATAGGAGTATTAATTTCTTTTTCTTTTAATACGCAGCTTTGTATTGGCAGGTGCTTGTGAAAGTACCTGTCTTTTTATTGTTATAATCTATTACTATACAATAGTTTTTGCCATTTACAAGAGGTAATATTATTGAAAAACTTACCTATTTGTATACAAAAAAAGTATAATATATCTTTGCAACAGGATTAATAATGGAGTAAATATGGAAGGATTAGGTTTGGATAACATACTGAGTGCTGAACAAGTAGACGAAGTATTTAGTGAGAATGATAATAATGAGGAGAATTCCTTAGAGCAGGAAGACAACACTCCTTATATTGAAGATAACAATCAAGATGAAACAGATGACACTGTTGAGGTAGATTTTTCTGACTTGTTAGGAAATCCATCAGAGAGCGTAGGCAGTGGAGAGAAAACATCAGAGGTTAAAAGGGAAAAGCCAGAGTCACAAAACCAAGGTGCTCCTACTACAAACCTCTTTTTTTCCATTGCCAAGGCTCTGAAGGATGAAGGTGTCTTTCCTGATACCTCTGATGCTACTCTCAAAAACATCAAAGATGCTGAATCATTCAGAAAATTTTGGGATGACCAAATAGCAAGTTCACTTGATGAGAGACAGCGTAGAATAGAGTCTGCTCTTAATAGTGGAGCTGCTCCTCAAGAAGTACAAGAGTATCGGCAAATACTGAATGTGAATAACTTCTTAAATAGGCAAGATACTCTTGATACCTTATCACAAGAGAGTGATGCAGGTGAAGACCTTCGTAAAAAGGTAATGTACCAGGATTTCATCAATAGGGGCTTTAAAAACGAAAGAGCTATAAAACTTATAGAGAAAAGCTTTTCTGACGGCACTGATATTGAAGATGCCAAAGAAGCTTTTGAGAGCTGTAAGGATTTTTACAAGCAGAAGATAGATAGCTTCCAAGAGGTAATGAAAAATAGGGAGGCTGAACAGAGGTCTACACAGGAAAAACAATATGAGAACCTGAAAAAGCACATCTTGGATACTGACAGCTTTTATGGAGGTGTAAAGGTAGATAAAAAAGTAAGACAAAAAGCCTATGATGCCCTTACAAAACCAATACATAAAGACGATAGTGGGACTTACATGACTGCTCTTCAGAAATACCAGAAAGAAAATCCTATGGAATATCTGGAGAATGTTGCAATGTTCTGGGCATTGACAGATGGATTTAAAAATGTGCAGAGGCTTACACATAAAAAGATTCAAGAAGGGATAAAAAAAGGCTTCGATGAAATGATATCTGTGCTTAATACCACTAAAAGAGCGGGAGATGGCTCACTTGATCTTGCTAATACAGCCTTTGATGATGGCAGAGAAAACTGGAGTTTAGCGTAAACAATATAAAACTATAGTAGATTTGATTTTTAATGTTTAATAGATTTAGTAATGGCTGGACAGATTGGTAAATTCACCATGCGTCATTTTGATGCTTGGGGAGAAAGGATAACAAAAAGAAGCCACATTAGTTCTATCTTTGGTAACAAGACCCAGAAGGTATCTGGTCTTATGGTAGAGCTGATGGCTGCAAGGTATGGTAAAACTCTTGATACCATGCTTAGTGGCCTTCCTGTAAAGGAGTTTGAGAGTGGTGATGACTATGTTTGGGATGTAACAGGTTCTACAGACCGTGTTATTGAGCTTTTGGAATGCCGTGATGAAAATGGTGTAGTAGTAGACACAAAAAATGGTGATAATGTAGGTGCTGGTACTATGCCTTTCTATCTTTTGTTTGGAGAGCATTGGTTCTTTAAAGGTGAGACTATAGAAGGTAACTTGGGAAACCGTTACCCTTTGCGTGTTCTTGAAGACCCCAAAGAAGAAGGCACTTGCTGGCTTTACAAAGTAGAAACTATGGCAGGTATTACTGATGGTGTTCCCCGTGAACGTCTTATGCCTGGTGAGCTTTTTAGCTATGGTGCTGCTTTTGTTGAGGGTGGTCTATCAAGGCGAGTAGGTGGTATCCGCCATGCTATTCCTGCAACTCTTAGAAATGAATTCTCTCATATTCGTATTCACCATAAAGTATCTGGTGACATGATGGATGACAAGCTTGCTATTGCTGTTCTTATTAATAAAGGACAAGGTGCTAAGCCTACTCCTGTTAATTCATGGATGCTTGAGGTAGACTTTGAACTTGAGAAGACTTTCCGTGATTATAAGAACTATGCTCTTGCTTGGGGTCGCAGTAACCGTAACAAGAATGGAGAATACACTAATATTGGAGTAAGTGGCGATTCTATCAGAACTGGTGATGGTCTTTATGCTATTGCCGAGAATGGTGGCAGCTGTATTTGGTACAACGATTCTCCTTTGCGTGCTATTGAGGAAGCTCTTTATAACCTGTTCTCAGGAAGGGTTGACTTTAAAGATAGGGCAGTAACTATCCGTGGTGGTGAAAGAGGTATTGCTTGGCTTCAGAAAGAAGCTCTTGCTGATGGCAGTGGCTGGAAGGCAGCTTTTGAGTGGGATGGAACATCACTTGGCTTGATGAAGAAAACCACAAATGCTGCTGCTCCTTTTGGAGGTGCAATTTCAGTAGCTGCTCCTCAGGTATTTGAGCTCATTGCTCCTATGGGTATCAAGATTACTCTTGAGGTAGACCAGAGTAAAGACAATATCAGTCAGAGTGGTTATAAGCTCAGTCATCCTCTTGGAGGTCTTGCAAGCTCTTATATCTTCGATATTCTTGATTTAGGTTCAAGTGTTGAGCCTAATATTCAGAAGTGTAAGATTAAAGGACATCCAGATGAGTGGCGTGGTTATGAGGCTGGTTTCCGTAATCCCTTTACTGGAGCATGGAATAATGACCACATGAGTAATGATGAGGATGCTGCTGTTATTCACAAAATGGCAGACACAGGTATTGTGATATGGGATCCCACTCGTATTATACGAGTAATGCCTGACATTCTTGAGGGTTAACAAATGATAGCTGAAGAGGGAGTGAAAAACATTCTTTACTCCCTCTAAAGCTCTACAATTTAAAAAGAAAGACAAAAACAGGAGATAAAAATGGAAAAAGAGAGTAGAATAGTTAACTGTCTTAGAAATGAGAGAGTAATAGTCAGAAAACTTCCCAAACGTACTAATTTGGTAAAAGACTCCAATCATGTTATGGGAGATGGAATGCATGATAATGCTTTTCAAATATTCTGTGTTCCCAAATTGCAGAAGAGTAATAACTTTGTAAATGTTCTTACTAAAGAGGAGATGGCTTGCTTAGAAGAAGTGATGGGTCTTCAGTCTAATGCTCTTTCAATATATAAACCTGCCAAAGAGAATTATTGGAGTAATGCTAATCCTAATGGTTTGAGTTCTGTTACTTTACATAAAAGAGACAATATATTTGACTTGAGTAAGCCTACCGATTATATTGCAGTGAAAATACTGCTGGCAAACAAAGATAAGATATGTCCCTCAATGGAAGAGTATCAGGCAAGACCTAAAGAAACTTATGAGTTTGTCATCATTCGTGAGGGTCAAGAAAGTAAACTGTCTCAGAATAACACAGATGCTACTATACAGGCTGTCATGAAATTGGGTAAGATTGCTGAAGATAGGGATGTTCTCAAGCTTGTTGTTGAAACAATGCTGGGTAAACGATACTCAGATAAAACATCAGCAGAGTGGCTACAGACACAAGCCCTTGACCTCATTAAGAGTAATGCTAAAAATGCAAGGCTGTTCTTGACTACTGTAGAAGATGACAATCTTGATAATAAGGTACTTATAAGAAAATGCATCTCAAAAGGTATTGTAGCAGACAGAGGTAACTACCTCTATATAAAGGATGGCAACCAACCTATGTGTGGTGATGGTGAAGAGCCTACAATTAATATAGCAGCAAGATGGCTGAGTAAACCAAAGAATCAGGAAATACTGTTTAGTTTGCAAGCTAAAGTAAAAGAGGACTAAAACTATAAAAGGTATGGAGTATTATGAGTTTGATGAAAGGTTTGATGTGCTCTACAATAATATCAGCAGTAATCAAGCTCCTGGATTGAATGCCTACGAAAAAAGTGTGTTTCTTACAAAAGCGCAAGACGAGTTGTTGAAGAACTACTTTAACCCCAAAGGCAATAAATATCAGGAGGGATTTGATGGTAGTCAAAAGAGACAAATCGACTTTTCAAGTATTACAAAGAAATACTCTAAAAACCAATTTGGAAGTCCTGTATTTGACAGCAGAGCACACAGTGTAGAATTACCTGAAGGCATCATGATGTTTATTACAGAACAGCTTAAAGTAAAAAGAAATAATGATGAGGTTATTCTTACTGTACTTCCTATAACATTCTTGGAGTATAACCAACTGATGAATAAGCCCTATAAAAGACCTCTCAGAAACCAAGTCTGGAGACTTATAACATCTGCTGAATATAATAATGTAGATTTGATATGTGCTCCTAATGATATTCCTGTTGAATATACAGCAAGATATGTAAGGAAGCCGAAACCTATCATAGTGGGAGATTTAGATGGTCTGACTATAAACGGGTATACTTTCTCAGAAAATCCTACAGGATTAAAAACCAATGGTTGTGAGCTTGATACCATTCTCCATGAAGAGATTCTTCAAAGAGCGGTAGAAATTGCAAAGCTTACATGGGCATCTTCAGGCTCAGATAATGCTCAACTGGCTACTGTAATAGGACAGCGTAGTGAATAAATAATAAGGTATGACAATAGAAGATTTTTCTAACGGCTTTGATGTACTCCTTAATAGCTATAATTATGGAGAGACTCAAATCACTCTTAATGAGTATGAGAAATCCTTCTTTCTAACAAAAGCTCAAGATGAGGAGGTAACAGCAATCTACTCAGGAAAGAACCCTTATGGGGAATTTTTTGAGAAGACGGAGGAAATACGAAGATATCTGACCCCTCTAATTAAAGATGCTGTTTTATCTCCCTCTGAAGCTTCAGATGTTAAAGGTGTAGAAAGTAACTCTAAGTTCTTTGTACTTCCCGCAGATGTAAGATTTATAACTTATGAATCAGTAAAGGCAGATGACTTTAAATGTGGGAGTGACTCTTCTATAGCTGTATTTCCTGTGAGACAGGATGAATATCAGAAATTGAAAAAGAATCCTTTTAGGGGAGCCGGTGATAGAAGAGCTTTAAGGTTAGACCTTTCTGATAATAAGATTGAGATTGTAAGTCCTTACAATGTAACTTCTTATTATATAAAATATCTTAAGAAACCAGACCCTATTATTCTTGCAACATTAGATAAAGAGGCAGCTATTGAGGGGAAAACAGAACCTTCAGGCTGTAAGTTACCTGAGAGTCTGCATAGCAGAATACTTGAAAGAGCTGTTTTAGAAGCTGTAAGAAGTAAGAGTTACGGAAATACCCAAGAACAAAGATATAGAGATGATAGATAATGCCATTATGGTGATGTAGAATTTAATTATTAAAGAACATTATGTTTACAGAAAATCAGTCACGACAGCTTTATGTTGTCAAGAATGTTACCTCTACTGTAGGGGCAGCTGGTGATATTTATTTGAAGAACAGTGCTGTAGAGCCAGAGTTTTGCTTCCTTTATAAAGGCCCCTCTGATGATGGTCTCCAGAGGTCTGACCTTATTAAGAAGTGCAATATCATGGATGTCCGAGCTACTGTTGCTGCAGATATGGTGCATAAAAAGAAAAAGGTTGAGGTTACTCTCGATTCCAATGTTAGCAGCACCGCAGTTTTGGGCCAAGACTATGTATTGAATATTATTGTACATGGCTATATAGCTAATGGCTATGATAGTCTTAATGTGAAATTTGGTGCAGCCAGAGCTACTTCTACTGATGCCAGCACTCTTTATAAGAGGATTGCAATGAGTGTTGCAAAGAATTTCTCTCGTGAGGCAGTCAAGCTTATTAAAGTTACTCTAAAGGGCGACTCCAATAATACTGAAATTACTAATAAGACTAAGCTGACAGACCTTTCAAGTATTACAGCTACGGGTATCATCCTGGAAGAGGTAGAACAGCCTTGGAGACTTGGGGCAGCAAAGCAGGAGTTTGTTAATTTTGAAGTACAGCCTTCAACAATCTTCATTGATGAGATGGATCAGATTTGGGGTACGGCAGAGGATGTTACTGAAAATAATAGTAATACTATTCCAAACAGTAAGATTATTGCTGATATGGAATACTTCTTCCATAAGAACCGTGGTGATGTTTATGGTATGCAAGGATGGCCTGACAATATTGATACCACCTACTTGGTAAATCCTGCTAATGCGGATGGCTACGGTACTATTGATATTCACTACTTCTATGAGGGCAACAGTCACAATATTGGACACAGTGAGAAAACAATCACTCTTGTATTTTCAGATGGGGCTAAACTTAAGAGTATGGTGACTGCTCTTGAGGGTATTCTTGAAGATTATAATGTGACTGTCAACAAGAGTAAGAGTTATTCCTCTGATGATACCTCTGATGATACCTCTACTCACCCTTAAGAAACTGCCATTTTGATACTTTCCTTGGGGGATGGGGAGGAATCCCTGTCCCCCATTGTTGTATCAGAAAGTTGTAAAGTTTTATATAAACAATAAAAATGGTAATATTTGATCAACTTAGAATATCAGAAGATGGTAAAAGACTTTATATTGATGTTCACATAAATACTATTGAGTATTTTAAGAACAAAAAGATAAAAAGCCTTACCATAGTTACTGCCGACTGTACAAAAGAGGATAAAGTCATTGACCAGAATACCAAACAGTTTATATATAGGCAGGTATTTTCTGGTGAAGTAAAACATGTATCTTTAGTATTGGACAGTGCCCTTCTTAATGCAGCTGAAAATAATACCAAGTACATCTTTGATGATGCTGGCACTATTATAGATACTCAAGCTAAAAATACTGATAAAGGATATGTGGGAATAAATCCTTATGACAAGACCGACTTCAGCAGCAATCTTTTCTTTGTATTTATAGAGACAGAGGGTATAGATGACCCATGTGCTCCTTGCAGAGGAGATATCCATACTGGAGTAACCTTTGATGACAGCATACTTAAGCAGCGAGTAATGAACTTTACAGGAGAGCTTGCAGACACCTGTAATATTCCTAAGCAGTTTATAGATTTCATCTTGCTTTGGAATGCTTTTAAATCAGCTTTAGAGACAGAACACTATCCTCAGGCTATAAAGTTCTATTGTCAGCTTATGGGCATGGGCTATAATGGTCAATTTGGTAATGTAAGGAGGTGCGGATGTCATGGATGAATTTGTATACAACTCTCTCAGTACCTACTACAATACCTTAGAGAAAACAGGGTATCTTTCTTATGATAATGTTTATAAGCTGTTGCTCTTAGTATTTTATAAGGATTTTGTATATGGGGATTTCAGGGGAGTTCTCAATGAAAAAGACTACAGTATGATAGAAAGAGCACTGTATTGTCTGTTTGGTACAACTTGTTTAATACCTTATCCAGATTATTTGAAAATGGGAAAATTGTGTTTAGGTGATATTTCAGAACTTGCCCACAGGGTTAAGAATCTTGAGGATACAAAAGTAATAAAAGCAATTCACAGCTTGGATGACATCATAGAAGACACTATGCAAAATGATGTCATGATAGTTGCTGAAGAACAATAAGGAGTATTGATATGGCAAAGTATAAAGAGATAGTAAGCATGGTATTGGATATGCTGAAAGTAACTTCTGATGATAGTATATATACAGAAGGGCATATAATATTTTTAGCAGGAAGATACCGTAGTTTTTTACTGAAGCAGCGTTATTTGTCAGACTTGAAGAAACAGATTCCTGAAAGTAACTATCAGACCTTATGCTTTGACTTGGAGAAAATTGAAGCTATAGAAGGACTGCCTTGTGCTGGAGGATACTATCTGAGAAGCACAAAGGCAGTTCCTGCCTTGCTGCCTTTTGGTAATACAAGAATATATACAGCAGGCAGTTTTTTCAAGGGAGATATTGAGTTTACAAGCAGGGACAGATTCAAATATATAAATAATGGCAAATGGACAAAGAATATAATATACAGCACTCTGGACCCAGCAAACAGGATTTATCTTTATTCTCAGAATCCTCAGTTTCTTTACTTGCAGCAAGCTAAGATGACAGGTATTTTTGAGAATGCTGAAGAAGCCTCTGAACTTGGATGTGAAAATACTGAAGAAGGAAAGGAATGTGATATCCTTGATAGGGAATTTCCTTTGGAGGATGCTTTGATAGCTCCTCTTATAGAACTCGTATCCAAGGAATTATCACCCTCTATAGCTGCCCCCGAAGACAGGTCAAATAATGCTGATGACAACTTAAGTGCTTCTACAAATAATGGATGATATGAATTATCAGAGTTTTCTTAGCAGGCTTCAAAAGAAAGGCTCTAAGCCACATAAGATAGCGCACTGCCTTGGTGTAAGGGATGCTTGGAAATGGGTAAGAAAGAATAAATGGGAAGCACTTAATTATAACCACTGTGATTCCAAACTTTACAGCACTATAATAAACAAGGTACATCAGGCTTTTGTAGAGTATCTTATTAATGGACATACTATAGATTTTCCTCACCAAATGGGAGGAATATCCATTTGCAGTTATCCTTCAAAAGTAATTTTTGTAAATGGTAAAGTAAGCAATAATTATAGAGCAGATTGGAAGAAGACACTTAAATTATGGTTTGAGGATGAAGAAGCTTTCAAGAGTAGGATAGTTGTCAAGAGAAGGCAAAATAATATTTATTTTATAAGGTACAATAAGAATAGGGCTAAATACCATAATATGAAGTTGTATCAGTTTAGGGCAAACAGGAGCCTTGTAAGGAAAGTAGGTAAAGCTATAGAAGAAGGAGCAGTAAGAGCAATGCATTTAAATAACTGAAGATATGGTTAGAGAGATAGAATATACCAACATCAGAGAAGTAGTATCAAGGGTATTAAGACACCCCCTTCTCCAAGATTTTACTTTAGAGCAAGCAATACAATATGTGATAGACTTTATAGGCATATTTGGATTTCCAGAACTCTATACTGACAAGCAGGCAGATGTGGAAATTAAAGAATTTAAAGGAGATTTACCTTGTGACCTTATAAGTATAGATATGGTAAAAGAATGCAAAACCCAGGTACCTTTAAGGTCTATGACTGCTGTATTTAATCCTGGAAGTAAATACTACAGGCATCTGAGACATGAACCTCAATTTAAGACTCAAGGTAGAACCATTATAACTTCCTTTCCCCGAGGGAAAGTTACTATAGCTTATAAAGCCATTCCTGTAGATGAAGAAGGCTTGCCTTTGCTTATTGATAATAGCAAATATTTGAAAACGCTTGAGTTATATATAAAAAACCAGCTGTTTTCTATACTATTTGACATGGGAAAAATCACAAGCCAGGTTCTTACTCATGCTGAACAAGAGTATGGTTGGGCTGCAGGACAGCTTGCTGAAGAGTTTAAAACACCATCTGTATCTGAAATGGAAAGTATAACTAATATGCTGAATCAGATTATTGTAAGGAAGAATGAATTCCACTATAAGTTTGAAAGATTAGGTAATAAAGAGTTCAGGAGAATCCACTGACAATAGGTAAAAGTTTGTTTTAATCCCCTAACTGATTGATAGTTAGGGGATTTTCTTATTTATAAGTATCGTTTGTACTCCCATACTGCAGATATTAATTTTGTAATGTTCTTCGAAGGATGTCTATTACAAATTAATGTCTAACTGATTTAAACAATTTAACTTATTATGGGAGAAAACGGAGTTCTCGTATTTCCAGATGCAGCAAAGGCGGCTTCTTCAAGCCTCGATCCTAATCTTTTGTTAGCCCTTCAGAATAATGGGGGTTTTGGTAACAATGGTAACTGGATATGGATTCTTTTCCTTTGGATGCTCTATGGTAATAATGGTTGGAACAATAACGGCTTTGGAGGCAATGGTGGTACTGGCTATTTGGCTAACCAAATCAGCAATGGTGAAGGTAGAGACCTTTTGCTTCAGGCTATTAATGGTAGGGCTGATGCTCTTGGTCAGCTTGCTGGTATTACTAATACAGGTGTTGAAACTGTAAAGAATGGTATTTTTGCTCTTCAGAATGCTATCAATCAGGTAAGTGCTCAGACAGGCATGAGTGGCTTGCAGATTCAGAATGCTATTCAAGCAGGCAATGCTTCTCTCAGTCAGCAACTTTGCCAGTGCTGCTGTGAAAACAGGCTTGCAGTCTGTCAGCAGACTAATGCTTTGCAGAGTCAGATAGCTGCTAATCATGCTGCTACTCAGCTTCAATATGCACAAGGTCAAGCTGCTGACCAGCTTGCTGTATGTCAGCAGACTAACCAGCTGGGTTCTCAGGCAGATAGAAATACCAACACTCTTCTTAATGCTATCTCTGCTCAGAATACTCTTATTACTAAAGAGTTCTGTGACCTTAAAGAGAGGGAGCTTCAGAATAAGATTGATACTCAAGGAGACATAATTACTCAGCTGAGAGGTCAAATCAGTAATGACAAGCAGACTGAAGCATTCAATGCTGCTTTCAATTCACTGAATGACAAGATTAATATTATTGCATCTAAACAGCCTAACACTGTTCCTGTAACTTGGCCTAATCTTACAGCTGTGAACAATACTCCTTATGCAGGAGGATTTAATCCTTGGGGATATGGTGGAAGCTATTGGGGATAACATTAAAATAAATTCACTATGGCAAGATTTCCATATCAGTATGTGAATATTAATGGTATTCCTACTATTAAGACCCAAGCTGTAACTGTATCAGATACTTCTGTTGTATATAAGTTTGCACCCGATTTTGATGGAAGACCTTTCAGGGGGCTGATTTTAGTATATATATCAGAAGCTATACCTGAAGGTACTACAACTACTTTGCCAGTACAATTCTCTATGGCAGGAGTAACCAGTAATTTAACTGTTGCTGGAGGTGCCAATGTTACTGTAGCTGATTTACCTGGAACAGGTATTTACCTGGTTTACTTTGACAGGTGGGCAGATACTTTACAGCTGTTAAATGTATTAGTGTAATAAATAATAAAAAGTATAATTATGTTTTCAAATTTAAGCAGGGGCAGTATTTTGCATGGTGTAGACAGGGAAAGTGACATGAGGTGGTTTACAGGCTCTATAGAAAGTGTGATGCCTTCTCTCATACCTCAATATCAGAATAACTATCGACAATTCCCTAATATCGACTTGGATATAGTAGCCAATATAGACGGGAAGCAAAGAACTTTTAAAGGTATACATGGTAATGACAGTATAGCTGACTTTGGAGAGAATTCTATTATTCTTGCAGACAACAAGGACTCCCTGTATAATTATTTAAAGTCTTTATTGAAAGTAAGTGAGGATGCTACTAATGAGGATACTCTCAAAAAGCATAGGACTTGGATACCCCAGTATAAAGATACTCTTGCTGAGATGATGCCCGGGGTAGTAAACTCTAACGAAGTTAAAGAATTAAGAGAACAGGTAGGTAGTCTTCAAGCACAACTTGCAGAAACACTGGCCTTGCTTAAAGAGAAAACAGCTAAATAATAATAAAAACATGATAGTAATTAGATTTCGCAACACTGATGACCATAAGGCTCTCATGAAGAAAGTAAAGAAAATGAAAGAGTTTACAGAAGATTTGGAAGAGTGCCTTGAGGAAGCCTATGAAGATGAGGAAATGGATTATCGTAGTGGTTATAGAAAAGACTATGATGACATGGAGTTTCCTGAGAGCAGATATGCAAAAATGCGTAGGCGTGGTAGCAGATAGTTTAACTTTGGGAGCTGTTAATCAGCTCCTTTTAAATGCTTGAGTTATGTATCATAAGAGTGCTGGAAGCTATGATTCTATTCCAGAAGGAATGGAAATATATCTCAACAACTATGGTTGTCATTTTAATAAGAAGCTTTGTGAAGAGGCTGTGAAAAAGATGTATACCATAAAGGATGGAAGGAAGGAGTATATCACTCCTTATACCAAAGAGCAGGTAGATAACATATTGAAAGCATATAACATTACTCTGAAGAACAATAAATTGTATGACTATGTGTATGTAGCCAACATGTGTAAGGCAGATTTCTTTGGTAAATCAGTACCTACTGAGAAGTGTCTTGCACTATACATAAAAGATGTTATAGATGATGCTGATGCTGTAAGCGGCTATGTGTTCAACAGATTTTATGCTGATACTATGTTTATGGATGACCCTATAGAGTGGGAAGATATGTTATGATAAGACAAACATTCAAGGTTCAAAACTATTGGAAAGTCATAATCTACTACAATATGGATTATGACTTTCTTTGTATGCTGGTAAGAGACCTGTACTACTATGGATTTTCTAAAACTCTTATAAAGAATGTATGCTCTACAATGAAGTCTGGAAAATCTAAAGCAGTAACTTGCAGTAACTTAAAAAGGCATATCAGTATAGTAGTGTTTAACAAGCATACAGATAAAGTAGATTACATTAATTCTATAGTACATGAAGCTGAACATATAAAACAAGCAATGCTGGAGGCTTACAATGTCAAAGACAAAGGAGAACCTCCAGCATATACTATAGGTTACTTAGTTGGTATAATGGGGAGGGTGTTCAGAAATTTAATAGAACATTAATTATATTATTGTATTCAAATAACTATAAAATTTACAGGTTTTTAAAGGACATTATTTATATTTATTTTTGCATAAAAGTAAGATAAATAATTGATGTTATGGCAAAAAAGATAATGGCCTGGAAGCCTAAGGGAATGAATAAAGACTTGTCAGTGTCTGTATTCAGTGCTGAGTTTGTTTTCAACAATAGAAATCTCAGGCTTTCAACCAATGAAAATAACACACTGCTGAGCTGGGTCAATGAAAAAGGTACTCAGCTTTTGACTGTATATGAAGAATTAGAAAATGGAGAACAGGGAAATACTTTTACTATAGAAGGTAATCCTATAGGAACTGCTGTAATAAATCATTGGCTCATACTATTTACACATGGAGAAGAGTATGATTACATATATAAACTCAGGTGGAAAGATATAGTAGCAGGTCATTTATGGGGCAAAATAATCTGCAAGAGTATTTGCAGTTATATGAATTTGGATTTACAGCATCCTTTAGAAACTTTGACATCCTATGAATCAGACAATATACAAAAAGTATATTGGGTAGATGGTAAAAACCAACCAAGAATTATTAACATAAATAATGACTATGGTGAGATTAATACTCCTGGTTATTGTGCTTTTGATTTTATACCTGAGTTGCAATTACAGGAAGAAGTAGCTGTTACTAAGATAGTAGGTTGTGCAGGTAAATTTCATTCTGGTGTTATACAATATGCTTTGACATATTATAACAAGAGTGGACAAGAGACCTCTATATTCTACACCTCTCCCCTGCTGTACATTTCTTACACAGACAGAGGAGCTAATCCAGAAGAGAATGTGGACAACGCTTTTAAAATCAGTATACATAATGTAGACAAGCATTTTGATTTTATCAGGATTTATTCTATTCAAAGAACAAGTATTGATGCTACTCCTTATTGTAAGAGAATTCAAGATATTTCTATCCGTGATTTAAAGCCTTCAGAAACTTCAGTATCTTATACAGATTTGGGATACAGCGGAGATACTGTAGACCCTACAGAATTATTATATAAAGGTGGAGAAGAAATCACAGCTGATACTATTGAGCAGAAAGACAATACTCTTTTCTTGGGAAATATCAAATATATTTCTCAAATGAATGAGCTTGCTTTAGACGGTATAGTAAAAAATCAGGTTTCTTTATTTCCTACAACCAGAGAATTTGAAGCTTCAGTTGTAGCAAAGAGTGGTTATAGTTATGCAAATCAATTAACAGCTTACACTACTGAATCACCTTTGCCTGAAGATAGTCAAGGAGAAAGCACTCCTTGCGGGGGATTTAAATTTGGAGAGTATTATAGATTGGGTGTACAACTTCAATATAAAACAGGCAAGTGGAGTAAACCCATATTTATAGAAGACTACCTTTTTGAGAAAGGAGATTTACAAGGTACTATCCCTAAAATAGAGGAAAATACAATTACAATTCCTATTATTAAGGGAGTCTTGACTCAAGAAGCATCATCAGCTTTTATGGCGGCTGGATATAAAAAGATTAGAGGAATATATGTACCTCAAAATATAAAAGACAGACAGATTATTTGTCAAGGTGTAGTTAATCCTACTCTGTATACGCAGCACCAAAGAGAGACAGACAAAAATATTTATGCCCAATCTTCCTGGTTTTTCCGTTTTGCAGGAGAGGCAGCCACTGCTGATACAGGGGCAGTATTTCCTGCAGGTGTAGGAGACCCAAATAAACTGCTCCCTTATGATTCAGACAATCCAAATAATCCTGCTTTGAGACATATAGAAATCCAAGGAAAATATAGTCCAGAGAATCAATTCCGTATGGATAATTCTTTTGTAACTTATCATTCTCCAGACATAGAATTTGATAAGCAGCTATTTTCATTAGATTTTACAGGCGTCAGCATAAGACAAGTAGGTAATGTTATAGTTAATAATGTCTTTTCAGATATTGAGATACAAACAGAGACAGCTACAATAAGCAACACAGGAAGTGGTTTTGTACATAAATCTTTTCAATCAAGTGTACATGGTATAGTTTCAGGATTATTCTGGGATGATTTTATAGTAGAAGATTGGAATGAGTATGCTGATGTCAAAAACAATATTACTGAGCTAAAAGCGCAAAAGAGTTCTGCAAAATGGATGGTGTACCTGTGGAATAAAACAGGGGCTTTGAACAATGATATAAACAGACCTGCTGACAGAGGTAATATGACAGCAAAACTAAAAAAGAAGGTTATTTCAAATTTAAGGTATACTGATACTTTATATTCTACTTATCCTGAAGTAACAATATCTAATACTCCCCAACTGTTTCGTAGTGACCAAATATCTATACTTAAATTTACAGACAATGATAACACAAGAATATATCAGGGAAATATAGATACTGCATTATTACCAGATAATAGCAGTGGTCAATATTTTGCTTTTCAGGGCAGCACTATTGTTGGTACAGTTGATATTGTTACCACCTTTACTTCGGGGTCTTGGTGGAAAACTGATGGAAAGGAAGCTGGCAACACAGATGAAAGGGGGTTGTATAAATGGAATACTTCAGATTCATCTTGGTTTCGCCCTTCTATAGAAGCCAGTCAAAATATAGGAAATCAATATCTTAACTTAGTTCTTAAAAAAGATTTGGTTAGGATGAAATATAAGTCTACCCCCCATCTTGTATTTGATGCTCAATGTCATTGGGGACAAAACTATACTTTGCCTGTAATAGAGATTACAAGAACTCTTGATAGTGAGAGTATTTATGGAGGACAATCAACAGATGCTTTCTTAGAAAATAAATGGATTCCTTGTGGTAAGGCTGTATGTTTAAACAATTCAGAAGTAACATTCCACTATGCTTATGGAGATACCTATTATCAAAGATGGGACTGTCTTAAAACATATCCTTTTACTTTTGAAGACCTTAATCAAGTAGTGGAGATAGGCAGTTTTATGTTAGAGACAAGAGTCAATATAGATGGCAGATATGACAGAAACAGGGGGCAGCTTAATAATCTGAATATGCATCCTGCCAATTTCAATCTGATAAACCCTGTATACTCACAGCTTGATAATTTCTTTACTTATAGAATACTTGATAATGATTCATATACATTAAATGAATATCCTAATGAAATAACGTGGACTAAGACAAAAGAAAATGGGGCTGATGTAGATTTATGGACTAACATAACCCTTGCTTCCTCTCTTGACCTCGATGGTAATAAAGGAGAAGTAAGAGCTCTTAGAAAAATAAATGATACTCTTCTTGCTTTCCAAGATAGTGGCATTTGTCAGATTCTATATAATGAAAATATGCAGATATCTACAACAGAGGGAGTACCTATTGAAATAGCCAATTCAGGTAAGGTTCAAGGAAAAAGATATGTAAGTGACAATATAGGATGTTCAAATAAATGGAGTATAACGGATACTCCAAAAGGAATTTATTTCATTGATTCCAATGAAAAGAGTATTTATCTTTTTAATGGACAGTTGCAGAATATATCAACAGCATTGGGCTTTAATAGCTGGACAAAGAAGAACATACCAGCAGGTAATGTATTTTGGAATCCTGTAGATTTTGAGAACTTTGTATCCTATTATGACAAGCTCAATCAAGATATACTGTGGATTAATCAAGATGATGCTTTAGCTCTATCGGAAAAGTTTGATGTCTTTACGTCTTTCTATGATTATGGTAACACTCCTTTTTTCATTAATTTAGATGATGCAGGAGTATGGATAAGAAGTGATGGCAGTATATGGCAACACAGGGGAAATCCATATTATTGCAGCTTCTTTGGAGACACTTATCCTTATGAAATGACTTTAGTAGGTAATCCAGACCCACAAGTAAGTAAGATATTTACAAACATAGAATTCAGAGCTTGTGTAGATACTGATGGAGTAACCACTGATGGAATTTTTATACCCCATCTACCTTTTGACTTTCTTACTGTAAAAAATGAATATCAGTTTGGAAGAACTGCCTTAAGTTATAAGCATGGTAAAGGAAGCTTGTACCACCACACTAAAGATAATGATTCTACTCTTAAACGAAAGTTCAGAAGTTGGAGGTGTGATATTCCAAGAGACCAAAACAGTAAAAATAAAATGGATAGAATGAATAATCCGTGGGTATATCTCACACTCGAAAAGAAAAAAGATACTCAACTAAGAACTGAAATACATGATTTGATAATGACTTACTTTGATTAAGTATTGAAGGGGAAAGCCAAAAAGCTTTCCCTTTTAATGTAAATCAAAAAATATTAAGGTGTAAGTAATAAATTAAGCCACTTTTCCTAATAGGAATAAAGCACTACATTTGCAAAAAATAAAATATATGCGTAAGAATAAACTATACACAGCAAACAAGTATAACAGGTTGTTTTTGACTCCTTATGCAAATACTTTTGACTGGGGAGGATTGGCTGCTGCTGACAAGAAATTAAATCCTTGGAATTATGCAGACGATAAAGATATCACTCAACAGTATAAAGCATCTACAAACTTGTTTGGAATATCGAAGGCTGATAATCCTTTCAGTAAAGGGAATCTTCAAGGAGGCTTAGGTGCTATGGCTAAAACCAGTATAGGTAGTGCAGTCCTGGCAGGGGGAGCAAATATTGCAGGGGGATTAGTTTATAAAGGTCTCAGTAATGGTCTTAACTCTAAAGCAGGAAATACCGTCTCACAAGCAGCAAATACTGTTGGAGGTCTTATAGGTCAAGTAAATCCTTTATTGGGAGCTGCCATATCTTTTGGAGGACAAACTTTAGGTGGAGGCATTAATGCTTTTGTGGGTACAGATGTAAATCAAGAAAAACTCAATGCTGCTAAAGAAGGTACTTTGGCATATAATAATTATACATCGGCAGCTTCCACTTTTGATGAGCTTTCCAGTCCTGCAGCACAAGCAGCTGTTCAAGATGCTTACAGAGGAGGATTATTAAAAAAAGGATGGGCCAGAGAGCATAATGCAGAGTTAAAAGATGACAGACGAGCAGCAGAATTATTAGCTTATAGAAATTTAGAAGCTAACTTAAATAATCTCAGTAGAGACCAATATAATAATGCTTTAGTTAATTTTAGTGCTTATGGGGGCCCTCTAAATGCTGTAGGACTTATGCAACAAGATAAATACTTTGATGTCATTAATAATAGGAGTAAAGCATTAGCAAAAGTTAATCCTATATATGCTGGAGGAGGAGCTTTAACAGCTTCCTTTATATCTGACTTCAATGATGACCCTATAAAAGCTGTTATAAATTATAAGCAAGGGTTAGCTAATCTGGCAGCTCAAAGAGAGGCAGTTGAAATAGAGAAGGAGAAAGAAGCTCAATATGCTGCTCTGCAAGATAAATTACTTGGAATAGAAGCACAGAATCAAGCACTTCAAGCACAGTTGAATGCAATGCCTGTAACTCCTCTTGATACAAGCATTCCAGAAGTTTCTGGAGGGTATAATGAAAACAACTTTGAAAGTGATTACGAGCCTTATATATATTCTTCAGATGAAAAAAACAAGAACTGGAAATATATTGAAAAAGAACTAAGAAAAACAGGAAAATTCAGCGATGCCCAAATTGAAGGTATAAGGCTGAATATTAAAAGAGAGTCTGGTTATAATCCTGATGTTTGGGGAGATAATGGTGCTGCATTAGGTTTAGCACAATGGCATTCTGACAGACAGCCTAAAGACAAGAGTCTTGCAGGTCAGACTAAACACCTTATAGATACATTGCTCCATTATGATGGGCGTAAGCATTGGATTGGCAAGGACAATTATGAAGGATTCATGAGTGCAAGAACACCTGAAGAAGCTCACTACTATATAGCTAAAGGATATGAAAGACCTGCAAATTGGGTTATGAAAAATTTAGAGGAAGAATATAAAAAGAGTATGAAAAAGAAGGCTTATGGAGGTCCCCTGTTTGCTTTTGGTGGAGAGTTAGGTACTAATGGCACTGATTGGACTAATGGACTATTATATGTTGATGCTGGAGGCAGTCATGAAAATAACCCTATAGGAGGTGTTCCTTTAGGAGTAGATTCCGAAGGAGTTCCTAACCTTGTAGAAGAGGGAGAAACGGTATTTAATGATTATGTTTTCTCAAAAAGAATGAATGTTCCTGACAGTATTAAGAACAGTCTTGGACTTGGGGGATACATAAAGAAAGAACTGTCTTTTGCTGAAGCATCCAAAAAACTTGCTAAAGAGAGTGAGCAAAGACCTAATGACCCTATAAGCAGAGCTGGTTTAGAAGAAGGTTTAAACAGGCTTGCGCAAGTTCAAGAAATGGAGAGGATGAGAAAACAGATGGAAAGAGATACAGAAGCTATGAACTATGCTGATGGGGGTAAATTAGCTAATGTATTTGCTACAAGAGGGCAAATGGAAAGAGCCCATAAACCCTATGCTTATGACAGTGATTGGTCTGGGTTTAAATATTTTGATCCTAATACAGGAAAGTATGATTCTGATTACCTGAATTTTGCACAAAACATCAATCAAAATTGGGTAGATAAAATACTTGCAGGTACTTATGGAAGTATGGATAGATATAATGCAAAAAATCAAGGTATTAAACTTACTCCTCAAGAAGTAGCTAAGCTTGCTACAGATAAGAAATATTCAGATATGCATAAAGCAGTAGCAGCTGCTTATGAGGATTACCGCAAGCAGCAGGATGCAGATGCTTCACAAGGTACTGCAAATACAGGAATACAATCCCCCGCAGCATTTACAACACCTCCTTTTAAGCTGCCCTCTGTTATGGGTGAACCTAATAACAGCCAGGGATATTGGGGTCCTGGAGTTGGTAAATCTTTCTGGGAAGCAGCTTTAGAAACAGGCTATACAGGATTACCTTCTGTAGATTGGCAAGGAAATCCTACAGGTTATACAGATAAAGCACCTATATATCTTGCAGAAGGAACACAGCCTGGGGATGAACATGTAAAAATTCCTTATGAATTTCCATCAGTATTGGAACAAAGAAAAAAGAGTGGAGAATTTGATAAGAGAAACTATGTTAAGGGTACTGATAAAAATAAATATAAAGAGTATCCTACATGGATGAGATATGCTCCTGCTGTTCTTTCAGGAGCTATGACTTTATCAGATGCTTTAGGTCTTACTAATGTAGGAGATTATTCAGGTGCTGATAAACTTGAAGCAGCAGCCCAGAGAGCAGCTTTTGCTCCTAATGTAACATATAGCCCTATTGGAGATTATATAGCTCCTCAATATATGGATACAGACTATGAGCAAAACAGACTTAATGCAAGGAGCAATGCTACTGCGAGAGATATAAGAAACAGCTCTGCTCCAAGAGGTATGAAGATAGCAGGGCTTTTGGGAGCAGGTCTTAATGACCAAATAGCAAGTGCTAATCTATACAGGCAAGCTTTAGATTATGATAGAGCACAAGATTTACAGGCTGCTGATTATAATCGTAAGACTAATATAACTAATGCTCAAATGGGGCTTGAAGCAGCTATAGCTAATGCGAGGTATCAGCAGGTAGCAAGGCAGTTAGGTCTTACTGGATTGGCACAAGCAATAGCAGCAAGAGAAGCCATTGACCAAAGAATGGGAGCTGCAAGGTCTATTAATCTGAATAATTTCATAACTTCTTTGGGTAATATAGGAAGAGAGAATTTTGCCTTTAACCAGATTAATAGTGACCAAGGATTTAATTTTGGATTAAGAAGAAACGGAAGTAGTTATTACGAAAAGCCACAATAATATGCCTAATTATAGTATTTCAGTAAATTCAACTTTTCAGCCATTCACCTATCAAGAACTTGTAGCTCCTATATTGCATCAGCAGCAAGTATTTGATGATAGGGCTGAACAATTTGAGAAACTCTCCTCTCAAGCAGATATTCTTGAGGCTATGGGAGAAAACGATAGGGATAAAAAATCCAAAGCATACAGTGATTATAAATCATATAGTGATTCTTTAAAAGAGACAGTAGATAACTTCTATGCTACAGGTCTTGAAAATTCAAGGCAAGCACTTTGGGATTTGAGAAGAAGGTACAATAAAGAAATTGTACCTATTCAAAATGCTTGGACAAAAAGAGAGAAAGAAGCAGAAGCACAGCAGGCTGCTTATAACAATAACCCCTCTCTTATGTTTAAGAGAGTAGCAAAAGATACTCCCTTGGATTATTATATAAACAATCCTACAGGAGGTTATGAAGTTATTAATGGGGCTAATATTACTACACAGATGGCATCTATGGCTAAAAATCTTGAAAAGCAGATACTTAATGGCAGTGTTCGTAGAGAAGCTATAGATGGATTTACTTATGACCATATAAAAAGATATGGCTTAGATGCTAATATAATAAGAGATTGGAGAAGGTCTCCTACTCTTACAGCTATGTATCAACAAGTCATGAAAGCAAATGGAGTTACAGAAGAGGCTCTTCAAGGAATAGCTAATAAAGATGCTATTATAGATCAAAGCACTTCTTATGCTGAAATGGGTATGTGGAATGCTATGGGGCAAGATGTAGCACAAAAGGTAGAAGACTTCCAAAAGAGAACAGATTATCAGGCGGCTAAAGAGCTTTCTGTATATGAAGCGAAAAAGAAAATAGATGATTTCTATGGAGGAGGTAGTGGAAATAAAAAAGGTTCAGGCAATAATTCAGATGATTCTGATTATACAGGCTCAGGTTTTCAGTTGCCTGTAGGAACTGCTGATTTTAGTGATTCAAAAAATAGGCAAAAAGCTATGGAATCTCTGGGATATTTATTAGATAAAAATACTAATACGCTTAAATTTAAAGGAGGTATGCCTTTTTATTATAAACCTACGGAGAATGAAATACAAGCCAAAAGAAAAAAGGAGGATGCTAAAGTTGCTATAATAAGACGTAAACAAAAGGCTGGTATAGCTTCACCCGAAGAAATAAATTGGGCAGCAGCAATATCTTCTTTAAGAACAAGAGAAGGTAGACAAGAATATAAAAAAGTAGTTAGCTTGTATGATAAGTCTGGCAATCTTTTAAATAGAGATGCTTTTGTTAAGCAGGCAGAAAATAACCCAGACCTTAAAAAACAGCTTGAAAATTATTATGATGATAAGATAACTCCTTCTGCTAAAATTCTTGGAGTCAACAGCTCTATGCACAGACATAAAATTGAAGAGAATTATAATACATTAAGGGAACACTCTGCATCCCGTTTTGTAGATGTACATGCTTTAAACATTCCTAAAGATGATTTTAATCCAACAGCATCAAGCTTTAAACTTAAGAGGATAATAAACTATAGGGGAGGAACTCCTGTGTTTGATAGTCACTCAATTACATTGCATGATTTGCTAAATAAGAAAAATACAGATAAAACAGATACAGCTGTAGCCAGTTATCTTGGAGAGATAAACGGGGAGAGGGGGCTTATTTTTGCAACTACTATAGACAATAAAGGCCAGCAATATTTTATCCCCATGTCAGAATTAGTTGCTGAAAGTAATATGAGGGAAGCAAATGAGTATATAAATAGAGCTAATGAATATAGAAAAACAGGGAATACAGAAGAAGAAAAAGAAGCATTAGAAATTGCTTTAGGACGTATACACTTGGGACTTACCCATGAGAATAAAGGAGATTCTCGTAATCCAATAAAAAGTAGTAATGCCATATAAAACAAATTAATTGAGTAAATTATGCCAGCAGATATAACAAAAACAGGTGTAGGAGGATTGAAGGGGCTTCCTTCTTTGGAAGAATTGAGAGCTCAACGTAAAAAAGTTTTTAGCGGAAAAACAGGCCCTGCAGACATAGATATAAGCGAGGTTCATTTCTATAATCCTGATACTCCTATGGGACAGTGGGGAACCAGTAAGTATGATGACCCCATACTCAACACTCCTCTAAGTTCTGAAGACATTCAAGATATGCGATACTCCAACCAATCTTCTTTAGCTGTGTTGGGGAATGGTATTGCTAAAATGGCAGGCAAGGCAGCTACTACTTTTGTATCTTCATTAATAGGGTTGCCCTATGGTTTGACACAAGTTATTAGTAATAATGGTGATGCTTCTAAACTATGGGATAATGATGTTACTCAAGGACTTGCCAATGTTGATAAGTGGTTTGATGATAATTTTGAGAATTATCAAAGTACAGCACAACAGCAAAACCCAAGTTGGAGATTGGGGGACTTAAATTGGTGGGCAGATAATTTTATAACCAATATTGGTTTTGCCCTTGGAGCTGCAGGTTCTACGGCTATAGGTGCTGGAGGGTTGGGTCTTTTAAGTAGAAGCTTTAATATAGTTAATAATGTAGGTAAGACTTCACGAGGGGCAACTGCGCTTCTTTCTGCTCTATTCTCAGCAACAGGTGAAGGTATGATAGAAGCTAAACAAGGAGTAGAAGGAAGAAATAAAATAGAAGTTGAAAAACTAAAAAATGCTCTTGCTCCCGAGAGGCAAGCTCTTGAAGAAGAATTCAACCTTATTAATGAAGAATATGCTGCTACCAGAGGGCAGAATTTGCTTGTAGGAGCTGATGGTCAGGCTTATGATCCTGCATATGAATTGTATGCTTCAAGAATGAGGGAGCTTAATAAAAGGAGAGATGCCTTTAAGCAAAAAGAAGAAGCAGGTTTACAAGAAATAGAGGATAGTGGAAGGAAGATGGGTAACATGATTCTTGGTCTTAATCAGGTCTTTCTTACGGCAGGCAATCTCCTCCAATTCTCTAAAGGAATACTTACAGGTTTTGATTCTGCAAGGCACGCTGCAGAGAATACTTCAAAGATTGCTAAACCCTTCGGTGTAAGAACAGTAAAAAAAGGAGGTGAATATGCTATTCGTGGAGAAAAAGCAGCTAAAGCATGGAATTATGTAAAGAATCCTATTGTTGAAGGACAGGAAGAAATGAATCAGCAGTTTATCTCCTCTACCTCTGAAGCTTACTATGGTAAGGAAGATGCAAATGATTATTGGAAAGCGAGATTAGACCCCGAGAGCACTCAAGAAACTTCTGAGGGGTTATATACATTAGGTAATGCTATAAGTAAAGGATTTGAAGAATCTTGGGGTTCTGGAGAACAATGGGAACAATTCTTTATTGGTGCTCTCACAGGTGCTACAGGAATATACATGCCTAACAAGATATTTAATCAAGACAAAACAAAATCAAAATTTGACCCCAGAAGATATGGTTCTTTTGAAGGAGGCGTCATCAATGATGTTTCTGATTTTAATGACCAGTTTAAACAATATAAAGAAAATGTTGATGATTTAAATAAAGTAATACAGTCACAAGAATTTAAACCGAGAGCAGAAAGTTTTGTAGCACATACTTTTTTAGAGAAGCAAAAAGAGAAATTCGTTGCTAATGATGATAAGAAAGCATGGAAAGATGCTGATGATAAACAGTTTATTCATGATATTCAAGCTTTTTTGAGAGTAGGTAAACTTGATGATTTAAGAGCCCTTTTTAAGGAGGTAGGAAACAATTTAAGTGACGATACTATTGATGATATAGTAAAAAGGACTACAGAGGAAATATCCCCAGAAGAGGATAAAAAGAACGTAGATGCTAATTATGACCACATTATATCAAATCATGAAACTAAGTTAAATGAGCTTAATGAGAGGAAAAAAGAGATAGAAGATACTATAGATAGCTTTACTAATCTTGCAGACAGAAAAAAGTATGTTGCCGATGTACAAAAAACTCTTAATAAACTTAATAAAGATATTGCAGAAGAAAAACAAGATATAGCTGATTTACAACAAGCAAAACAAAATTATCAGGGAATAAAAAAATACGATGGTGTCTACGTTGATTATAAAGGCAATCGTACTAAAACCAATGAAGAGATACGAAAAGACGTATCTCAGAATTCTAAAGAACTTGAAAGAAAGCTCAGTAGTTATCTTGATTCTGTGCAAGCTGTACAAGAAGACACTGGAGGTAATCTTAGTAAAGACCAAGAAGATAATCTTGCTTACCTTCATAATTTAGGAAAAGAAAGCTTGGTAAGAGCAGATAAAATTATTGCCAAAAACAGGAGTAAGATGCCCAAGAAGTTTCTTATGAAAACTGATAAGACTCCTGAACAGTTGACAAAAGAATATGCTACTTCTGATTTGTCTTTTCAGAGAGATGAGAACACTAAGAAAGGCTATGTGGAGGTAGATACTACCAAGATGGATGACAGAAGCTTTAGAAACTTCATTGTCAGAACTCTTATGATGGGAGACAATATTGGGTTGAATTTATCAGAAACAGCAGAAGAGAAGGCAGCAAGGGAGAAAGAAGAAAAAGGATTGTCTGAAGAAGAGAAGAAAAAGAATACTGCTGAAAGACTTGGCAAGAAGATGAAGGAAGCTGAGGAAAAAAGAGAGAAAAGTATTCTTGAACAAAGAGAGCTGTTGGGAAATGCTCTTGGAGAAGCTTTTGAAGAGGATTTCAAAAAGAATGGCGGTGATGCTAAATCACATAGCTTTAATACTGCTCTTAATAAATTCTTTCAAGATATTGTAGACGCTGCCAAACTTGTTGACCAGTATGATGCCTATGATAGAACCCTTATGGAGTATATGGCTAATCCAAGTAAGGTAGATACCGCAAAAAAGAAGGAAACTAAGAAGGCAGCTGATAAGAAGGAAAAAGACGACATTGAGAAGATGGATGTCAAAGATTTTATGGAGAAGCCTGATGCTGACCTTATTAGAATGAAGAGAGGAGGTAAGCAAGGAAAACACGGAAAGGAAAAAGAGATTAATACTGCACTTGGATTAAAGCATGCTGTCAGGGAAGTAGAAAGAAATCTTGACATAGATTTAAAGGCAGAAAATATAGATAAGCAAACAGCTGATGATGTGAAGCATATCCTTTCAGAACAGCAACTAAGATTCTTGAATGATTCAGATAAAACAGAATCAGAAAGTGCTGCAGCTGCTGTTGGTGCTTTTTTGGATACTGAATCTGAAGGAATGCAAGACCCCAGTATTTTAGTTGACAGTGATACTTTAGCAGCTATAGAGAGTGGTTTAGTTGATGAGGAAAGCCTTGATGAAAGACTTGATAAAGCAAGAGACTATATCAATAAAATTAAAAAATCAGCTCTTAAGAAGATTGAAGAGTTAGAGAGGAATATTGATATGGGTAAATACTTGGATGCCCTTAATGAAGAGGAAAAAAAGAATGCAGATACTATAGAAAAAGATATTGATGTAGAGCAGCTGGAAAGAATAGAGAAGGAGAATCCCATACCTAAACGCAAGTCTAAAACTTCAGATGAATCAGAGCCTATGCCTTCTGTAGTTGTAAAACTTCCTAAAAAAGCAGAAGTAGAGCAACAGGAAAAATCTAATTCTGGAGGTGTTGACGAGAACCTTACAAGAGATATGGAAGAAGGTACTCAAGGAAAAGTGCAAAAGGCTGCTACCACACCTACTGTTGTTAACTCAGAAGTCTTAACTTTGGATACTCCCAAAGAAGAGGGTGTCGAGTATGGGGAGCCCTTTAATTTAAGAAAGACAAAGGGAGGTAAAACAACTGGTTATGTTACCCGTACTTATCAAACAAAAGAAGGCTACAGAGTAACTGAAACTGTGGGTCTTGGTGAAAATGGTATTACTACCAGTAATTATACTTATGTGCCAGGATTACCTAAGGGATATAAGGTAAGTGGTATTAATGCTGATTATTTTAAAGATAACCCTGATTTAGAGCTTGTAGGTACTCACAAATTAACAGAGCATGGGCATACTTCTGTTTTGGACTATAGGGATAAAAATGATAAACAGGTTTTCAGAGAACAGGATGCTGTAGCTGAAGTGGTTGTTAAGAATAAAGAAGGCAGATATTCAACTGTAATTTTACCTTTAGTAAAAACAGATAATAGTGTAGACACTGCTCAAGATATGCGTGCTTATGGAGAAAGACGTAATCTTAGAACAGGTAAACCTATTATTACTACTCCAAGCAGTTCTAAAGAAGCCTCTTCTAATTGGCATCCTTGGAAGACTACTACCAGAGAGGTCGGGTATCATACCAATGAACCTTATATAGCCCCTGCAGAAGACCCCTATGCAAAAAAGAAACAAAAGAGACATGATGCAGTAAGAAAGTTTTTGGAAAAAAGTGGGGCATTTACCAGACTTAGAAATGGAGAAATCAAAGCTGAAGATACTGTAGGATTTAAAGTATTCCAAGATGTAAATGATGAGGCTGAAGACTTTGTAATATTCATTACAGATAAAAATGGTAAGGTGTTGGGAGACCTTCAAAGCAGTGATCCTCAAATAGACAACAATGCTCTTAATATATCCAATAAGGATTTGTATAAAAAGATTAGAGAAGAATGGGAGGATGCTACAGATGAGGAGAGAAAAGCAGGAATGCCCTCTAAATATACTTCAAAAGTTGAAGATGTACTTGTAGGTAAAGTATTGTATCAAGATGAGAGAAGTACCGTTGCATCATTAGCTCAAAAAGACGGTGTAAAACCAAAGTTTGCTATATGGACAAGAGCAGGATTACTACACACTGGTAGAGATAAAAATCTCCATGAGCTTGTAGGTAATGTAATAACTCCTCTTACTTATACTCCTGGACAGCCTTATGTTTTGGTAGAAACTCCTTATGCTAAAAATGGGGAAAAGGGCTATAAATATTATGCTGTGCCTATAAAAACTATGACTGTAGGAGAAGTGTATAACACAACAGGTAATAAAACCATCTTTTATAAAGCACTTAAAGAACTTCTAAAAAAAATTAAAAAGGATACTATAAAAGATGCCCATGCAGCACAGCTATTAGAGTCATTACTTGCAGTAGCTAATGTTCATGTTAATTTAGAGGCAGGAAGTGATACTAAAAAAGCTCTTGGTATAAGAATAAAAACTTGGGAAAGAGGAGAAAACACTGCTAAAGAAGAGGTTGTACATACTATATTTGAAGGTAATAGGGAAGATATAGATATTGATAAGATTATAGAAGATCTGTCCCCATTCCAAATCAATGTGTCAGCATCCTTCATTAATGGTAACTATAATGAATATGGTAATCCTCTTACTGTAAATGGCGAAGCTATAGATTATAATAAGATGATTGCTGAAGTAAGTCATACAAATGCGGCTTCTTTAAATACTGTTAATAACTGGATTACTATAAGACCTTTGGAAGAAGATAAAGATGGTAATTTAAAGCAAGTAAAAGCTTCAGAATCTAAAATAGAGTGGAATGCTGATATGGGTAAAGAAGAAGGGAGGACTACCCCTGATGGTAAGACTCACTTTATTGTTGATACTAATACTTGGCAGATATTTGAAGCTATAAAAGAAAATGGGCAGTATAAAAAGGTAATCAAGAATGGTAATTCAGAAGAAATAACCCGTGAAAGTAGTCATAGTAAAGCAATAAAAGATGCTGCCAAAAAGGTAATGGCACAAATTTTTGGAGAATTCTATGGTAGAGACAGTCAAACACCTTTTGCCTTCATGTTTGGTGGAGAAGCCTATGTTTATTACCCTGCATCTGATACTTTTGCAGCATCCAGAGAGTATAAGTATGTTACCGAGCATAGTAGAGAGAAACTTGAAAACGGTGAAAAGTTAACTCCTGGAGAGCAATATCATCTTCTGCTTTCAGCTATTCATGAATCTATGGCTAATGAAGAAGATATGAGACAGCTGAAAGAAAAAGAAGAAGAGTTGAGACGAAGAAGAGAGAATAAAGTATTTGAAGAAGAAGGCACTCCTAAAGAGAATCTTCAAGCAAAAGGGGATGAGATACTCAAGAGTTTGGGATATAAAATGCAAGACAGGCACCCTAATGGACATGTGAGAGGAGGCCAAAGTGGTTGGAAAGTAAGGTTTGTAGTTAAGAACCCTAAAACAGGCAAAGCTTTTACTACAGATGCAGTAAATGCAGATAAAGAAGCATACTACAAAGCCGCTGCACCTATACTTGAATATCTAAAAGAATACTTTAAAAACCCTGATGGTACAGATAAAATAAAGATACAAAAGCCTCAAGGTTATGGTGCTGGACATTATGGCTACACTGATAAGGATGGCAGGTGGAGAGAGCCCTTCAAGTTTCTTACTGGAGGTGAAATAGGAGAGGCTGATTTTACTATTTACATTGGTAGTAGAGATGACGTAGACAAGTTTATAGCAGATGCTAAAGCAAGCAGTGTCTACGACTTAATAGCAGCTGGAGAGAATAAATCTGATATATCCTTCTCAGATAAAATACATGGTAGAATTGAAGGTCGCAGTATTGGATTCTCAGGTTATATGTTACCTGATGGTCTTGAGAAAAAGGTGCCTGGTGGTTCTATTGTGTATGAAGATGATGTTGTAAGTATAATAACAGATGATATTAATGGTGGGTATGCAGTTGAAGATAAGCAGACTGGTAAACTTTATGGTTACTCTCCTAACAGTTCTAGAACATTTTCTGATGCTGTAAATTATGTGAATGATAATATCTTAAAAATAAGAAATAAGATAGCTGAAAATGTCTATGGAGAGTATATAACAGGAACTCAAGGAGAACAGCCTGCTGGTGAAAACAATCCTCCTGCTCCAAAAGTAGACCATACTAAAGAAGTAGAAGCTACTCTTAAACAAATGAGAGAGGACAGCAAAAAATATAAACTTGTAAGATGGGATGAAGAAAGGAAAGAGTATGTTGAAGATAATAGAAGGGGCGAATACTATGCAGATGAGCAGGGTACTGTTCATGCAAGAGTCAGCAATGTAAATGAAGCTGATATTGATATTGTCAATGCCAATAAAGAGGCTGGATTTACTGGCCATAGTCCTGCTTTTATTCCCAGTATTGGAGCTGGAAATGCTGTAGATACTTTTGTGAGAAGCTTATTTGCACTTAATGGTAACAATGACCCCTTATATGATGTTGACTTTAATAATAAAGAGGAGTATGAGGCAGCTGTTGAGGTAGCAAAAGAGATATATAAGAATATCAAAGTTCCTAATATATCAGAGAAAGAAGGAGTAAACATTATTCTTGACCTTCATAGAATGCTTCATGCAATCAATGCAGCAGAAACTGTAGGAGAGTGGGAAGTTGATTCTTCAGGTATTGTAGCTGAAGGAATGGTAAGCTTTGATAATGAGACAAGTATTCATGTTGCTGGTACTATAGACCTGCTTCTCTATAACAAGAAAAAAGGTGAGTATGTAATAGTAGATATGAAGACTCACAAAGCTAATATTTGGGATGACAGTGGAAATCTGAAAACAGACAAGAGAACTAATGCTACTCTTACTCATTGGATTGCACAACAGACTATGTATAAAAAGTTTTTGGAGAAGAAGTATGGTATTAAAATATCAGGTATAAGAATTATGCCATTCAGAGTCAATTACAACACTAATTTTGCAGAAACATTATATGAGATTGGTGATGATGGAGTGCTTAAGGATAATGGACATATTGTAGATGTAAGTCCCAAATATGACGGGAGACTTATAAAACTTAATCCAAAGGATAATCCTACCTATGGTATTGCCAATTTGCCTGAGTCTGTAAAACGCCTTCTTCCCAAATTGAATCCTATTAATAGGGAGCCAGAAAAACTTGGAAAGCCTATTGAGAAGAATCTTATAGAGTTAAGAGACAGTCTTCCCAAAGGAAAGAAGTTGAAAGATTTCTTAACTGAGGAGGCAGCAAAAGATAAGACTATAGTAGAGTTGGCAGATATAGTGGATGATAATAAAGACAGTGATAAGCCTGTTCTTATGACAATGGCCAGTCAGACTTTATTATGGAAGTCTATTAATAGAGAAGCTGTGGAGAAGGCAAAACAAGAAGCTCTTGCTGCAGAAAATGGAATAAATATAGATATTCCTGCTGAAGGAGAAGAAAGCCTTGATGACCAAGTGAAAAATTTTGGTGAAGGCAGCGAAGTATTAGAAAAGCTTTCTAATGAGTCTAAAAGAAAGGTATTGGCAGGCGGAGAAGCATTAAGACTGTTTAATGAAATGCGAAATGATGGAGAATCAGTTGAAGATATAGACGCTGAAATAAAAGACCTTCCAGATGTTGTAAGACACAAAAAGGCTACTGATAAACCTTATGAGGTACTTGACTTACAAAAAGAGTTGCGTTGGTTAAGAAAGGTGCTGCCTCAATTCTCTAAAGAAAGACATCTTCAGATAATTAAAGGACTTATTAAATGTTCTGATGGAAGTGAGGACTTTGGAAGATTGATGGGTAATGTAATTCAGATAGGTACTCAAGCAGCAAGGGGTACTACTTACCATGAGGCTTTCCATGCTGTAGTTCAATTCCTGCTGACTGATGAGGAGATTGAAAAATTGTGGAAAGCTGGAGTTAGGAAATATGGTGAATTAGACCCTGTAGCTATGGAGGAAAGACTTGCTGATGACTTTGAAGCTTATACCCGAAGACTTGAAGAGGAAGGTATAATTAAACGTTTCTTCAGAGAACTTTGGGAAATGATAAAAGCACTGCTGGGAAATACAGGATTTATGACAGCTCTGTATAGAGATATAAACAGAGGAGTCTTTGCAAGCAGGGAATTCCGCAATGACAGAAACAATATTTTTGTAGATATTGCATCTGAAAAAAGGGAGTTCACCAAAAACTATGCTTTCCTAACTAACGAGGAAAGAAGCAGGTTAGATGAGGCGGGAATCAATCCTAAAATATATGACAGGTTAAATAAAGAAGATAAGGAATACATGCTACATTGCTTAGTCTAATGTTTAATAGTAAAGGAGGGTTTTTAAGCCCTCCCTTATTTTAATAACTCCTAGCATAGTATCTAGTTGTTTCTTCTATATTGTTTATAAATCTATCCAACTGATTGAATGGAGACAGTATTGGGAAAGGTGCTTTAAGTATATTCTTATGCAGTGTGGACATTCCTTCATATTTACCACTCTCAATAGTGTCATTCCAATCCCAAGGATTAACAAGACTCTCACACAAATTGAGGGCAGACTGGGTAGTATTCAAAATACTGGCAGGAGACTTGATTGTTTTAAGAATCTCTTTGCCCATAGTAAATGAGGGAGTCAAGTTTCCCAACTCGTGTAACTCACGTTGTGCCATATATTCAGCTAATTTCAAAGCCCATATTCTATCAGGGTCGTCTTTTCCAAAACTGACAAGGTTGGCTATTAGAGCAACTGCCATGAATTGTAGCAGCTCTACCATAGCCCTGTAAATATTTCTCTGTTGCCCTTCATCAAAGTCATTCCAAGTTCTTTTAAGCCCTTCAATACCTCCACGCAATCCTGCAAGCAGAGTAAGAGCTGTTCTATAATAACCTTCTTCATACTCATCAAGGGCCTTTACATACCTTCTATCTTGAAATCTTCTGGCAAACATTGGAACTATCCACTGCCTGTATTGCAGTACAGCTCTACCCATTGCAACTCTTTGAGCTGCTACCATGTCATCAGTATTGTAGACACCAAACAGTCTGTGATTAATCTCGTTGATTTTCTGACTATATTTACGGATATACTCATTATCAATCTCTTCTCCAGTTTCAGCATCTACAGCATCTATAGTGAGTCTCTTTATTCTTTCCTCTCCTTCTATGCTCTCCACAGTTAAGGCATCCCATAAAGTAGTTACAGTACCATTTCTCAGTCTGACTTTCTTTCTTTTACACATGGCAATAGCTGTTCTATTGTATAGCCAATGGTCACCACAAGTCTGTCCAAGAAAAGCAATAGACCTGCCAAACAACTTTTCAAACAGTGTGTTCATTCTGGTCTTTACATTACCAGCAAACTCTTGTTTGATATCAAACATTTGGTCAAATAAAGCCAATTTGTTTGTAGGATTCTTGGATTCCAGCTCTGTCATAAAAGGTATCAAAGCTGCCGCATAAGCACCATCTGCTTCTATTAATTCTTTAGCATTGAAATACTGTCCTGCAAAAGCCTCTATATTCTGCATACACAAACCTGTAGTAGCATTAGCAAGATGTGCAAGAGCATTGAATCCCAACTGTACTGTAGAGCTAATAGACATCCATTTATTAGCTACTTTTCCAGCTTTGATTTCTCTTCCTAAAACATTAAGAGTCTTATCCTTGTCAGCATAGTATCTCATATATACTTGAGAATCCATAAAAGACTGTAGTTTAAATTCAAAATTAGTTCCACCCTGTTTTGTAATTGGAATAACTTTACCTGCAAGTTTTTCTACAAGAATCTTTTTATTGGATACCTCTTTAGTATTTCTATACTTCAATACCCACCCTTTAGCTAATTCCAAAGGGTCTACTACTTTATCCATCTCTTTATAAGTATTAGTAGAATAGGAATAAGCAGCAAGAGCTGAGAAGACATCTGTAGTAAGCTCTTCAGGATTGGAAAGTTTATGTGTGTATAAAGCAGGCAAGACTTTAAACTCAGTATCATCAAAACTTCTTAAGCCTGTCTTTTCACCATAAATAGCATCGTCATCACTTGTTTTTGTAAAGTCTTTAGCTATACCCTCAGCAATATTCTTAAATATTTGTGTTGGATTAGTAATAGTATTTATAAATCTTTGTTGAGAAGTTCTGCGCATTTGAATAGCCCTTGTGGTGGAGACTTTATTAGCAGGAAGTCTTTTATCAAATTTCTGTTTAAGAGCCATAAACTGTTCAAGAATCTCTTTTTGGTCAGAAGTAAGATTATCAAAAGTAGTATTGTGATATACTCTTGGGTCAGGTCTTGTTCCAAAGAGAACACTATGTGATTTCATCCATTCTCTTTTGCGATTAACCTTTTCTTTGGCAGCAGCACCTGTTGGGTTCTTTCCATACTCTCTATCAAGAGACTCATAAAACTCTTTACGGTCTTTTTCAAATTGTCCAATATTTACTTTAGATATGTAATTGCCTGTCTTTTTACCATCATTTGTATGCTCATAAAGCCATTCAAAAGAAGTAATTCCTTTATCTTGGGCATTAAGCATAACCTTGAGTATGTCTTCTATGTCTTTAATGGTGTCATATCTGGCATTAGCCTTTGCCTTTTTTACAACTTCATCAAATAACTGTAGAAGCACATCACTTGAACTACTCATAGTCATTAGATACTTATCAACAAAGCCTATATCACCATTGGCTTCTTCAATAAGTTGTCTCAAGGTTGTCTCTCTTCCTGTTCTATCTATAATTTTACCATCCTCAGTAAAGAATGGAGAAAAGAACTCTTCCACAGAATCCAAGGCAATCTGTTTGAACTTATTCTTTATTCTACCATAGAGAGCTGAAAGCTCATTGTGTACATCCCTAAAGGTATGCTCAACATGGTCTTTATCTTCTATTTTGGTTTCTGCAATAAGATTTCTTAATTCTTCATCTTCTGAATTAGATAACTCATTCAACTGTTCTATAAAATTATTATAGGACTGTATAGTAGATCTTATACCCAACAAAGCAGCAAAATTTCTTTCTCCAGGTTTACTTTTTCCAAGAGACTCCCAAGCAATACTCAAGTCAGTTAAAGCGGCATGAGCATAGTTAATCAATCCCTTAAGTTTTCCTTCAGGAGTTTCACTTGTTATAGCATCCAGATTAGCCTCCTTCTTTTCTGCCCTCTCCTTAGCTGCCTCATTTTTGATAATCTTCTGTTTTTTAATCTCAACATAAATGGCATCCTTAATGACTTTATCCAAACCTGCTATACCTGCTTCAAGATGATAAAGCCTATCTTTAGAAAAAGTGTTCTTGATATCCTCTTTAGTAAATCCGATATCCCCAGCAAGAAGTTTTTTAGCTATAGTGTCTATTGTTTGGTCTGCATCAAGGACAGCTTGATTTATATCTTCAGCCTTAAACTGTTTGAATACATTTTTAATAGCCTTAATAAGTCTGTCCCATAAAGTTTTAAAGAACCCACTTTCTTCTTCTTGAACAGTATTTAGCATACTTCTCTGAAGAAGTCTTCCTGCACACTCTTCGGCAACAGCATTGTAGTTTACATTTCCATCTTCATCTGTAGACTCTTGTACATATAAAGAAAAATCGTCACCAAGAATCTGCTGCATCTGTCCTGAATTTTGGACTAAACTGTTTAGGACACGTTGCATAAGAGGATTATTCTTCATCATTCTAACTACCAAATGGGCAACTTCTTCAGACATAGCCATTTGTCCTTCAAGACCATTGGCTATTTTTATAAGCCCTACAAACTGTCCTGCAACTTCTTTAGCATTAGAGAAATCTACTACTCCCGAATAACCATTTTCGGCAGCTGTCAGTTCTTCAATAGTTACTCCTAAAGGTGCAAAAATTTCAAGCAACCTGTCATTTAAAACCATAGAGCCATATCTGTCATTGAAGGCTTTAATAGTATCAGCATTTCTTTTGTGGACAGTGTTCTTGATTCCATTTGAAGTTACTTCTGGATATACAATAAAATCGCTATTGTTGTCATTGAAAGTCTTTGCCTCATTTAGAAGCTTTCTAACATTCTCAGCAGTATTTGGAATTTCATTAAAATTATTCTGCTTTTCTAAAACATTTTTTGTATTTTCAAAACCGACAAAATTTTGCATATCTTTTGTTTTAATAGCAGATTCAAGAGTAGCAACACCTTGTTCGTCTATAACAAGTTGCCCTTGATTTCTTTCTTGGAAGCGGGGAGAGAGAGCTTTTAAAAAAGCCCTCTTTCCTACACTCCTACCAAAAACTCTTCTATATTCAAGTATTGCCTTATAAGGTTTTTTGTTCTTATCTACAGGTAAATATACACACGATGCAGCCATACTGTTTTAGTTTTAACAAGGTTCTTCTCCATTATTATTTTCTTTCACTATATCTGTACCTTCTTCAATATCAGAGTCATTTACGTTGACTCCTTCAGTTTTATCACTGTCATTAAGATAGTGAAGATATTTTTCAGGCAATACAAAATCCTTTATCTTATCCATAGGGTCTTTGTACTCTACAGGATTGATATTTACATAGTCAGTCTTTTCTGACTCTGTTTTATTCTCATCTCTCAGACTGTCTCCAAACTCTATATCCCTACCATCAAGAAGACTCATTTTATCATAATTTTCCAAACCATCAAATTGAGCATTTCCTGCAGGAATCTCTTTATTAAGATTGCTCACCTTGTCGGCTCTATATTCTCCACTTCCTTGATAATAAGAATAGCCTGATTTATTCTTTATGCCAAAACGTTTGTTTCTATTAATCATGTCTTGATTGTATACAACATCAAGCATTTCCTCAAGAGTCTGATTACAGTTAAAGTGGAATGGCGTATTCATTCTGATAGGAACATATACGATAGTATTCAACATTTCAGATAGAGCCCTATTCAGTCTCAGCACCTCTGACTTTTCAAAAGTGCTTCCCTTTGTAATAGCAGTAGTAATAACATATTCAGGAATTGAAAGTTCATCACCATAGTAGTCAAGAGGCAATCCTGTATCATGATATCCCTGTTGTAGTCCTTCTGCTCTTTTGGCAGGGTTTGAATATGAAATCTGAGGAAGCAATCCACTGCCGTTTCTCTTAACAAGCATCTGATTAAAGAAGTTGTCCATATCCTCTTCAGTTATGGGTTCTGTATTCATTTCCCTAAGAGCCTCGATATATTCAGGGAATGCTCTTTGGAATTCTGTAGACATCATATTGCCAAAGCTCATATAACCAAAGTCAAAACCATTTAAATAGTATTGATACATAAACAGTTTCTTAGCAACCTCTCTTACTTGATCATTCTTACTTTGAATAAGAGTATCAAAACTATCTATAAGGAAATCTCTTAGATTAACAGTGGTTTTCTGTCCTCTATGCATCATTATGATTCCCTTTTCAACATACATGCTTCTGGTAGCTGCAATTTGATTGAGTTCAGGTACCTGTTCCTTCAGTCTCATAAACTCTTCAGGGAATTGATATAGATAATACTGTCTCTTTTGGTCATAAGTCATGGTACCATCATTGCCAAATAGTTTAGTTTTAGACAGTCTATATACAGTCCAATCTTTAAACATTTGAGCCACAATTCTCTTACGCTTATCCAGACTACGGATACCTATATTATCCATATAATCCCAAAGATGGTCTACCAAAGTTTGAAATTCTTCTCTACCAAACATAAAATGCTTTTTAAGTTCTGTTCTAATCTTTTCAATACCTAAAGTATAGGCAGCTTGAGTGAAGGGCATTTCAGATGAGAGGAAAGTGTTAAACAGCTTTCTCTTAGGGTCAGTATTATTTTTAAGCTCATCAAAACTTTTAAGAGTTTCTTTATTGTTATCTTCCTTCTGTTTTTCCTGTTCTGCTGCTTTTTTCTCTATCTGATAAACAAGGAGATTTTCTTCGCCATATATTAATTTGGGTTTAGAGCTGTTGACTCTTTCATTTACTGCCTGGACAGCTTTTGTCTGAGCTATAACACCTCCAAATTCAATGTCAGCAGCATTTGTAGGAGAATCATAGTGTAGAATATTTCTGGGGTCTGCCATCTCATTATTCATATCCAATAAGTGAACAAGCAAGTTTAATGTCATATACACAGATGCAACTCTTTCAACATGGGCATCAGAAGTATCATCAGTATCCAACAGGAATCTATTTCCAACCATAGTGTTTATATACCACTCTTTGACAGTAAAATTGTGTAGACGCCAGTTGAATCTATCATCCTCTACCTCAAAACCCTTTTGTTTCAGCCAAGCTTCAATATCATGAATTCTATTATATAGTAATTTAGGACGTATAATTCCTGTAGTTTTAATACTGTAATCAACATCAGGCTGAGCCAAAAGAGCTGTAGCACCATCTATACCTAATCCTAATCTAAATAGGAAACCATAGAAAGTTGCTGTACGCTTATTACAGTTGGCATCATTTAATCTGGGCTCTTTACCATTATCAACAGAAGCAGCTCCACCCTCAGCACAGTCTTTAGAAATATAGTGTCTGTAAGTTACCCCATCTTTAGTTCTGGTAACATATCTCTCATCTACTTTTTCTACTTCCTGCCCCTCAAACATGAAGGTAGCTGCTGGTGATATTCTAACATTAGCCCATTGGAGTTTAGCATGGTCAAGAGTATTGTTGGCAAAGATACCTTTTTCAGCCACACCTGCCATATACATCTGATGCATGTCTACAAATGTGTCAGGATATACAGGAGGAAGAGGCTTTTGGAATTTGTCTGTGAAGTCAACTACCAAATCCAGCATTGTTTTTGTACCTATGTTTTTCTCTTGAGGAACATCCATTACTTTTCTATACTCTTCAGTACAATCAGTATTAGGACTCTTACAGAAGAAGTCAGCCAGCTTCTCTACCTCATATTCACTCCATCCCAACTTTCTTAAGAAGAGTTTTCTTAAGTAGTAATGTTTCAGAATTTTAACCTTTTGAGATTCTATTCTGATAGTATCAAAGTTTCCAGGACTTAAGAACATGTGAGACATTTGGGGATGTGTAGTAATACCATAGAAGATATCAATTATCTCATTGTCTCTTTCTTTCTTAGACATATCCATAGGATGAGCAGGTTCTTCAGTAGTTTTACCATCCTTATCTTTGACTTCCACCATAGGAGTCTTGATAGCTTTTCCATCATCTCCCATATTCTTAAGCATAAGATATAGTTTATCCACATCATTATCAGAGCCTGTAAGAGTAACAACTTCTTGTGCTAAAACGATAGAGCTACCAGACTGTTGAGGAAGGAATCCCCTAATAATAAGAGGCATTATAGAGTAAAGACCTTCTGTAGGAATACGGTAACCGATAGCTTTATCCAACCCTGCTGCTTTAAGTTTTTCGGGGTCAAGCTCCCAAGATTCTACCAATTTACCTTTTTCATCAGTAGTAACCCTTTTCTTCAAATAGGGCATCAGCATTTTTTTACTGTGTGCAGGAAGATAGCACTCTACACCTGTAACAGATATCAGATGACCCTCAGCATCCCTCTCTCCCTCTACCCTAAGTTTCTTGCTGTATCCAACACCCTCATCAGCTGCAATAATAGCATTACCACCATTTATATGCTGCCTATGAATAGCATTCTTAAACATGGAGGTTATAATCTCTTCCAGCTGATGAGCAACAGTGAGATTATTAAGAGGCATTGCAAAATTACCATGTTCATCTAATTGAAGGGCATCCACTAAATTTTTTCCATATTTAGGATTACCTTCAATAAGGGGAAGTAATCTGTCTCTGAGTCTTTGAGCAGGAGTCTTTTTTTTATCTACGTCATTGAACAGGGGTTCAATCATTGTAGTATAGCAATCAAGAAGGTTTGCTATAAGAAGACCATTGTACCTTTCTCTTATCTGCTCCCTGTTGTACTTCTTGCCATTAATAGTTATTTCAAAGTCCTCAGGCAAGTCAGCCATTATAATATGTCTGGGCTGAGAACCAAAAGTACCAGAATCATTATCTGTATAATGGTTAGGAGTAGGCTGCTGTATAGAGTAATACTTATAAGGTATCCTATGCAGTATTTGGTCATTGTAACCTATAACATTACCACTTTCATCCTTTACATGAATTGCTTCATCTATAATATCTTTTATCTCGTCAGCATCAGGCTCAAGGTAATCAGCAATTCTATTATATTCTTTTTCAGATATAGCTTTAGCATCCAAAGCATTTCCAAGTCTATCCATTATACTATAATAAGACTCATTAGAACCCACATTAAGATGTTTTCCCCCAACTTCTATATAGCCATCCTCTTGTACCTTCTCTAATTTTTTTCTACTATAATTAATATCAACAAGTCCTTGAGAACCTACCTTCACAGCAGATTGGTATTGAGCAACGTCAATAGCTTTCATTTTCTCACCATTCATATAAGTAAGAGGCTGGCCATTTTCATCCTCAAGATAGATTTCCTCCATAGCTTTGTTAAGACCTTTAAGTCTTGCGGAGTAAGTATCATCTTCTTTAGCACTACCAACGAGAGTATTATAGATAGCTAAAAGAACTGCTTCAGAATTCTTATGCTGTACCATAGTACGCAACTGGATACCATCAATACCAGAATCTTGCATTTCAGGGCCATAAGTAAAAGGCTTTACTGTTTGAAAAACAGTATAAAAGTCTTTCATTGTCCAAGTGCCCTTGCGAAGATTGTCTATAGCTTGGAATAATTCTTCACTACTTCTACCAATCATATCCATAACATCTCTCCAAGAGGTAAGACTTCTATAAGCTTGGGCATCAGTACCTTTAATAGACTTAAACTTATCAAGTATAGCCTCTGCTTCTACATCAAGAATTCTTCCTTCATCAACAGCCTTTTGCAGCACTCCCTCAATAACAGACAGGCTTGTAGACCTTCTTACACGGTCTTTAAGAATGATACTCCCCTCTACTTTTTTACCAAATTTAGAGTTGGTATTCATTTTCATACCAGCTCCATAAACTTGTTTAAATCGCTTACCAAAATCAACACTTCCTCCAAAAGTATCAGGCTTCTTATAATAAGCCAAATCAGTGACCATTATCTGCAAGAACTGTGACATTGTTGCAGTGTGTTCCCAGTAGAATTTAGCTGCTTTATTATAAGCATATTTCCAGAAATCCTGAACCTCTTGTGCTTCTTTGGTTGTAAGAGCTCGAGTTTCTGTTTCCTGGGGCAAAGAGTTGTATCGGGATGATAACTCTGCATCTTCCTTCAACATAGCATTAAAGACTGTCTCATTAGGAACTCCCAATGAGGTAGATGTAGGCTCTTTTGACCAGAAGAAATTATTTATTCTGGAGTTCATAACATCTGTAAGAGCTCTTTCAATAAGCATATTGATGGTTTCCTCTTTGGTAGGGGCATCTACATAATCCCCAAACTCTTCATTTCCTTCAGTATCGTAGTAAGTTCCAAATTTTTCTATTTCAAATCTTGCAGTTTTAGCTTTACTTTCAAAGTCCTCTGCTGTCATTATTTCAATTCTCTTGATAATATCCTTAAGAGACATTGAATCTTCGGTAGGATTATCGGGGTCTTCTGAAAGCATTCTAATAATATTCTGAATGAAAGTATCATTGCTTTTTGTTGCCCAATACCAAGAATACTCAATATCATTTAATTCGGGGAAGAAACAGAACTTGGAACCATTATCATCAAAGTTCTCTATTTTCTCCAATCGAAGGCTCTTCTTTTCTTTTATACGTCTTTCTTTATAGGCTTCATAGAATCCTTCATAAGTTTTCCAATAGGTCATTTGTTTAGGAGTAGCAACCTTGTTTTCTACAAGAGGCTCCAAATCCTGCATGTTGAATATTATATTTCGCCACTCAACCAAATCCATTCTTCTTAATTCTTGAAGAACAGTATTTCTCATCCACTCTCTTGATTCATGAATAGTCATTTTAGGAGTCTGAATAGCTTTACAAACTTTTGAGTCTGACAAGACAGGAATAATATGACATGAAGAGTTATTATTTTGAGGCTGTCTTAACTCTCTAAACATAATCTGATATATATCAAAAGGCTCCCAATCTTGATACTCCTTCTCATCATATCCATCCTTCTTACATATTAAATCATGTCCCGCTTCATAAGAGTTGTCTGACCTGAATCTACGTTGCATGGTTCTTCCTTCCCATGCATCTTTAAGAATTTTATTTTTAAATCCCTTGGCAGTATCCTCTGCTCCAGCTATGGGGTCATAAAACCATTCATAGGGCATAAATTCTTGTCTTATATACTCTCTTACAATTTCAATATCCTTATTAAAGAGGTTATTGAGTATCATACTCATAGTGGAAGGATACACATAAGAGTATCTTGACTTTCCTAAAATCTTTGAACTGCTTACCAATTCTCTTTCTGTAACATAGTCTCCGAATTTAGAGAAAAATCTATTCCAGTGGGGCTTTGGAGCTGTCTGTTTAATATTTCCTCTGGACCAGTATTCTTCACTTTCTGTTGCCAAATCAGACTCAAACATGTGTTCTCCTTGAGGTAAGCCTACTATGGATGACAAACACATTTTGTATTCGGAAATAACTTCCATAATGCCTTTTTTGGATTTTTTATCTATTGCCATGCAGAATAGATTGTAGGCAGGGAACTGAATACCAGAGGCAAGTAAAGCATTGGAAAGGTCTTCCATAACCTGTCTCTGTTCTTTATCCATATTTTCCCAAGCATCCTCAAGATTATCTCCATACTCCTCTTGAAGTCTTTCTATCTCATTCCAGAATGGTGCAGCACTTCTCCTCTTGCCCTTCAGTTCTGGGGAGCTATTAAACACTATTCTATCTTCAACACTCTTAATATTCTCAAGTTGCTTTTGAATATTTTCATTGTTGACACTGCCATCAAAGTTGTACACCATATCAATACCTTTAAAGTGTACACATCCTTGATAATTATTTACAGCATTCTGTTTGAGACTTTGTTCTCCTGTAGCCCTGTTTTCTTCGATTATATTACCATTAATCATAGTGGCATACTGAAGGTTGGATTGACAGAAATTAGCCCAGAACTGAGAAGTAGTATTTCCCAATTCAGCAATAAGTACGGGGTCATTCATAACCTCTTCTCTCTCATCCCAAGAGCGTCCATGTTTTACAAGGATTCTACCTATTTTCCAGCTGCCTTCCAATTCTTTAATAAGGTCAACAACCCAAGGATACTGTTGTTTCATTCCCTCCAGTATAGGAAATACAGGCTTACCAAAAGCATACTGCCTTTTTTCTCTTCTATCTGTTAGTTCATTATTGGGAATAAGCCGCATGAAATTATCAGGATTACCCAAGGTTTCCTGTGCCATTCTTGACATTATGGAAGCATAGATATAATCTGAATTGTATTTCTTATTACGCCCTATAGAGTTTGGTACTTTCTTTCTCAAATCATTTGGGTCACGCATTTCAACGCTATTGACCAATTTACGAATACTTGCAGTAAGAGCTTTATATGGGTCAACCAATCTGTAGTTATATTGCCAAGTCATCTCAGGACCATCTTCCCCATAAGTATCTTCAAGACCGTCATTTACTTCAGCTTGTGAGGGAGTTAAAGAAGGCTCTTGCTTATCACTGATTCTAATACCAGTTTTATCCTCAATCAGAGGGAAGGCATAATGCATAATAAGTTCAAAGTATCCAGCAATATTTAAAGAGTCAAATAGGCACTGTTTACCGGAATTAGAAAGGTCTACTCTATTTTTGTAGTAAGGCTGTAGTTTCTCTTTCAGCAACTCCAACATTCCTCCTTCTCCTTCTATACTGGATTCTTTAATAGTCTGAAGGAGACCAGTAGTATTATCAAGTAACTTGTTGAGCTTTCTCTGCAGATAAGATACTTTCTTGAAATCTTTTTCTGTTTCAAGTTGTTTTCTTATATCCCTTATAAGACTTGCTCTTCTATCTCCTAAAGCATCTATAAACACATCAGCATATAATTCTGACAAATCGTGAATCTCATCATCAGAAAAACGTTGGTGTATAGTGGCTCTGGGAGTGTTTAACATATCATTATTTATACTAATACTATCTACAGGATTAGTAGAAGGAACTTCTACAGTAGTAGTAGGAGAAGCAAAATATTGGCGAGCTATTTCTGACCTATTACCATACTCTTTCAGTTCTACGATTCTATCATTAACATATTGATAACATCTTGGAGCATAAGACTTAAGAGCTGAACCCGTAGAACCAAAAGGTGCTTTGGGTATAACTACAGTATATCCATTGTCCATAGCTTCTTTAGCTTTGGTTATTGCCGTGTCTACTTGCCTCTTAAACCATTGAAAAGTCTCTTCAGCTTTCTGTGAGTCATTGGGGTCTTCTCTTATATAGCTGCTTTCTGTACGTTTATTATTATGCTGAGTGTTAATTGATACAATAGGATCAGACTCCTTAAAATGAATATTTGAAATATTTTCAACCAAATAGAATGCTTTCTTTCTGGTATCCTCATTAATGATGTTTATAGTAAGAACATTTTCTTCTTCGACTTGAGGCTTCTGATATTTATTTCTTCTATAGGTACCTACATAATCCAGAGAGCCATCAGACATAGTAACTTGTCTTGAGTCTACTTTAGTGAAATCTATTTTGGTCATTTCACTGAAGACATCCATTAATTCTCTAGAGAAAACAGTAGCATCTATAGTAACAGTAGCTTCCTCAGGTATAGTCATAGCAAGAGTTTTCAGCATTCTTATCTGCTGTACTCTACTGAAGGTACTGTTAAAGTCACTTGGGAAGGTGATAACAAAGTGGTCTGACTTATTTTCTCCTCCTGCAAACTTTTCAATTTTTACAGAATTGGTGTCATTAAACTCATCGTTTTTCATCATCTCCTCTGGAGCTGCCCTCATTACACTGGTAGCTTTACTGGTTTCATCGCTGACACTTCTCAGCATAACTTTATGGTGAATATGCCCAAAAGTCTGAATATCTACAGGATTGTACTTCATTCTTAACTCTCTGAAATTATCAATAATATAACGAAGAGTTTTTGCATATCGTACATTTTCTCTGTCTCCTTGTCTAAAGAAAATTGTATGATTGGCATATCTGCCTTTACTTAATAATACTCTAATAGCATCTCTCTGCTCCTCAGCAACTCTTAATTCTGGAGGAAGGGAGTAGAAATCATTAGGTATAATCCACTGTATAAACTTCTCTAAAGCATCAGGCTGCCCCTCAAAAGGATTTGCAAACAAATCATTTTTATTATTACGCTGATTGGCAGCAGACCCCCAAGCTTCAGATGCAAGTTTGTAGGCAGCAATAAATTTTTTCTGTATTCCGTTATCTTTGACAATTACTTTTCCTGTTACTCTGTTTGCAATAATTTTATCATCAACATTATTATTGCTGGCAATACCCTCTTTACTATTTAACTCTTTTACTGTCTGAAGTATTTCTTCAGATGCTTTAATGGCCTGCTCTCTTTCTAATGCATATTTCTTTGCAGTTGCTTCAGATACATTATCTGCAGTCTCCTTCCAAATAATATCTGCTAAAGCTCGAGCTTGTGAAACCATAGTATCAGCAAATTTATCAGTAAGAACAGCATTTTCTTTCTCTGCTTTCTCTTTAAGCTGTTGAATCAAATCAGGATTCATATCAGCCCACATTCTCCATAAAGGCAAATAGGCATTTCTGTAAGTGAAATCTTCTAAAGCTTTTTTGGATTCTGCTGTTCTGTATGATAATACTCTGTGCAGTATAGTGCCTGATTTTGGAGGTCTCCTCTTTCCTTGAATAGCAGTTACTAATTTGCCTTCAGAATTAAGAAGTTTTCCCTTAGGATTATTGTATCCTTTTATTTTATGATAAGCAGCTTCAATAGAGTATCCTCCGATATCAAAAGTCTGTTCCTTAGCATTTTTACCTCCACCTATTTTAATAGTAATTTGAGTTCCTTCAGGGAATACAGCATTGAGAGCAGAGAATTGTCTTCCAAATTCATCACCTGCAGAACTTACTTCAATACTTTTTCCAGAAGAAGCATATCTTGCCCATTTTTGTGTTGCAAGCTTCTTTTTCCACAACTCTTTTTTATTCGAAGAAATTTTTTCTTGTCTTAGTTCCTCAGCAGTCTTTTCAAGGAGAGCAGTTTCATCTGAGTATTCTACACCTACAGCAGAATAAAGACGCTTCATTTCATCCTCAAGAGCCTTCTTAATTTGGGTTCTTTCCTCTCCGTTTAAATTTGAAATACTGTCCTCATTACCAAAAATACCATCTTTAGGAAGCACTATAGTTCTATAGTTACCTGACTTCCATTCTTCAATGATATCATTGATTTCTTGATGAACCACTCTCTTGAATTCTTCAACATCTGCATTTGTCCATCTTCCTTTTTCTCCCTTAAAATCACCATGATACCATCTCTGAGTGCTTATAGGCATAGCATTATCAAGACCTCTAAGAACAGCACTGGTAGTTTTAGGATATCGTTTACCCTTACCATATCTTTTAGCATACTTGCTGTCATCCCTAATATATTCTCTACCACTGCTCCTATCAGTATTATCAGTAAAGATATATAATTTGTCTTGATTTTCTGGTTTAGAAGCCTCTTCTCTTGACCAATCTCCTTGGTGTACTTTAATAGGAGATTCAGAAGAACTTGCCTGTCCTGTAAGATTGGCTCTTCCTGCAAAATCAGCAAGAGTCATATCAGAAAGCTTTTGAAGTGCTTTATCTAAATTCTGCTCTGCTAAAGCTTCAAGTTCTTTTAACTCTGCATCAGACCAGTTAGAGAAGGCAGACTTAAATTCTTTCCAGAAATCAACCAACCATTTCTTCAGTTTGGCAACAATACCTTTATTGCCCTGTTCTTTGGTGATTCTCTCAATGACTCTCAATCCTCTCTCACCTGTAAGTCTTGAGTGTACTTCAGAAGCAATAAGAGAGTCTAATCTATCTCCAGAGATGCCTTGCTCTTTCCATTTCTTGCCATAGTTGTCGGCATCTTCCACTTTTTTCCATAAGGAAGTCTTTTTGAAAATGCCGACACCAGTTTTCCAAAACTTAGGATTGCGTTTAGCAACTGCCCTATCCCACAGATGGGTATATTCGTGTATAGGATGCTCAGGAGATATCACATCCTCATCAAGATAGATATTGCCGTCTTTATCAACAAAGCCATAGATTTCACCTTGAGGGGTGGTGAACTGCTGAGTTTGGGAATCTAATCCCACTCTTCGCTCAGCATCCCTGGGACTGACACCATGTATTTCATCTCCATTTCCTCGTCTGTCAGATTCTTGTCTTCCTCCCAAGATTTTTGTAGCTGCTCCCACGTCAATTCCTTTGAGGAGTTCTTCTGCTTTACTTTCTGTGATTTTACTGTTTTCATTTATTAATTGTTTTAAATGTTCAAATTGTTCTTCACTAATAGTATAGTCCCAGTTAATTGCTTCTTCTATACTGCACTCTCTTCCTTGATTATTGCTGTTATCTATAGTAACGATATTTACATTAGGATTATTTTCTACAAGAGCTTTTATTTTGCCTTGGCATTGTTTAAAAGAGTTGATAAAGTATTGTAATGGTAGCCATCTACCTGTATCTACCCCCCTTTTTATTGCGTTACTATAAGTAGTCATGAGGTCATTGTAGACAGCGACCACTTGTATGTCCGCATCTTTTACTCCAGCTGCCCTTGCATCATCTATCGCTTTTTGCAGTGCATCAATACTATGGTAGGGAGCATCAAATACAACCCCTCTTTTTGAGAATTCCGCTTCCCTGTTTCTGGTAGCTGTGCTTTTACCCGAACCTGGAGCTCCTGTAAGAATAGTGACAGTCTCATTATCTGATTTAGACAATCTGTCAAGCATCTCCTTCTTGATAATTTCCTTCAGATATTTTCCCGCTTTAAGAAAAACATTCAGATTCACTTTGTTATACCCCAAAGGCTCCAACATCATTCTAATCTTATCAGGATCCCATGTGTTTTTGTATTTCTCCAAATACCCTTCAATCAATTGTTCCCTGTGTTCTTCGACCCACGCAATTTGTTCCTCAGTAGAAGGGTATTCTCCAACAGCCATCTGAATATCATCATTCTCAGTAGAGAAGTCTCCATTGTTGTTAGTGGCTGATTTTATTTGGTTGGGATTGTACACTATATAAACTTCAGACCTTTCACCAGCATCAAATCTCTGCCATACTTCTTCTGCAAATTCAGGGTCATCAAGAACATTGTTTCCCCAATCAAATACATGTCTGTATATTTGACCATCTGACTTTTCTGTAGGCTGTATCTGTACCTCTCTAATGTGCTTTCCATGACCATCTATATCGTCAGGGTTTTTAATGTTAAGAAATACTTCATATATTTGTAGAGATGTATAAGTACTTCCTATTAGTTCTGAGCCAAAATAGAAATTATCTTCAGATGTAGAGTTTGCACTTCTATCGCTTTCATGGCCTCTTTCAAAAACATTAAATCTATTAGGATTAGAAGAAGAATGATAAACCACCAAAGGCTCACCATTTTCATCTACTACTTTGGAAGCATTTACAGGGTCATTTTCCCAATCACCAAACCAATTCTTAAAAGCTTTAGTCCTTACTTGCAGCCACTGCCTTTCTGTAAGATTGGTAGGCTTATCATTGGGAGCCTTCATAAAAGTACCATTAGCAATAGCTTTGGCTTTGATTTCAGCCATTTCTTTTTGCTCTGCCGCCTGTTGGACACCATTTAAGCCATTTACTTCATTATACTTCTCTATAAAAGACCTGCCGTATACATTATATCCCTGCTCCTTTAGCTCATCAATTAATTCTTTATTTATTTCTGACTGCTGCTGGGTGGAAAGAGTAGTTGTGGGGTTGTTTGGGGAAATTTTTTCTTGAAGTGTTTCATTTTTAGGGTATCTGTCAAGGACATATTTTGATGTAAGGGAATTAATGCTTCCTGGAAAATTATCGGCAATAGTTCTAAATATATTAGGATCATACTCTGTACCGAGTTTCTCCTTCACTTCTGCCATAATTTTCCTATAGTTTGCGTTAGTAATGTTATACTTACAATTTGGTTTCATAATATCTGCATTTTTCAGCAAAGATACAACCGTATAAAATAAGAAAAAAACAGGTAAAAATTTCAGTTATATCATATTATGAAAAAAAATCCTCCCCTGTAAACTAATTAATAGCTACAGAGGAGGAAAAACAAAGAGAAGAAGGAAAATTACTTAAGTTTTGGAACTAAACTACCAGTTTTATCTACAGTCATGAAATTCAAATAACGCATCTTTTCAAGAATCTTTGAAGGGTCTATATTCTCTATATAGCATACCAACTGCTTATACAACTCATAATCTGGCAGCTCTATATTGTATGATGATGCAAGGCAATATCTCCCATATCCTTTTAATGTACTAAACATGTATTTCACATTGGCTGAATGTGCTGCTTTATTACAGAGGAACCTGCAGATGTTTCTTTCAACTATGTATTTCACACTTTCAGGATAATGCATCCAATCTAAAGTAGCTAAAGCTTTAAGTCCTGTACCTACAGTATCAGTGTCTGAACTCAGCAACATTTCTCTTATAGACAG